TCTTTACATATTGTGAAGAGTGATGAGTATGCCACCACCATCTATCTGAAAGAGATACAGATGTCATTCCAACATAGATAATCTCTTTTGTATCTTTCCAGCAGATTACATATATCTTAAAACTTTCCATGATGAACACATCTCAATTAGATACATTCAAATTTTCAGATATTTCTCAGACTTCGCGATTATCTGGGTGCGCGAAGCAGGCCAGATATTTAAGAATGAGGCGTTTTTATTTATCTGAAATTCTTCACCCCATTTTTTCCAATTAGAGATAGCGCAAAAATGAAATACTATGCAGCTATTTAGATCCCCCTCATAAATATATTGGCATAGAATTAAGTTCCCCTTGAGCTCTTACAACCTCCCTTGAATAGAACTCATATAGATAATTTAATCTTTCTTTTATAGATGGATCACCTCCCCTCTCATTAAAGTCAATCATTTCCATACGAATTCTCATTAATACACTCATTCTTTCTTTAATAAATCTCTTTATCTCACTCTCCCTTCCATTTTGTCTTTGCCTTGCTGCTATATCCTTTGCCCTATTCTTAAAAGCCCTGTTTGCGTTTGTCTCTGGATTATTGCGTCCTGCATCGGCAATCTGAGCAGCTCTGGTTTTTCTTTTTAAAGAATTGTTTTTCTTCAATCTCCTTGTTCCTGTTGGCATACTACATAGAGGGAATATTTCTTTCTTAAAATTTGACTCTCATTTCTCTTGCCTACAAATAGCAAATGGAGCACTTATCTGAGAAATTTCAGGATGCATCTCGAGAGGAGCAGGTCCAAATCGTAAGCATAGGTCTTCAATGTTGGGATATTCTTCATTCTGAACTTCAGAAGGTTCAAGAACTTGACTCTACAAAGCTGATTGAGAAGTGGAAGGAGGAAGGAAAGAAGGAGGGTAAACGTGAAGGTGAAAAAGAGATGAGGCGTCTGATTAGAGAAAAAGAGGATCGTCTTGAAGAGCTCGACTCCCAGCGTATATCATTAGAGCGCAAGCTTGAACGCGCAGTCTCTGAAAAGCAGAAGGAGCTTGAGGAACTTGAAAAGAAGTGGCGCCGTGATTCGGAGAGGGAGAAAGAGGTAATTTCAAAGGAGGCGGCTCTTATTGAGCGGGCTCAGAATATGAAGTCTATCAAGGAGTATGAGATTCAGATTGCCCAGCTGCAGGCCAAGGAGGATTGGCAGCGCGCCTACAGTGATACCCAGAAAGAACTTGAGAAGCTAAGATCTCAAATGGAGACAAAGGTGCAGAGTAGCTATGAAATTGGCCAGGAAGGTGAGGAGGAGTCTGAGGCCATGCTCCGAAAGATTCCAGAGTGGGACTGTGAAAAGGTGAGCAAGGAGAAGCACAAGGGAGACTTCCGCATGGTTTCTCGAACTAAGAAGACCTTTATCCTGGACAGCAAGAAGTATAAGGACAATGTTCAGAAGAAGGAGCGCGATAAGCTGATTAGCGATGTAGACGGAGACGCAACTGTCTCGGGAGGGATAATGATTTCTCTGAACTCCAATATCTCTACAAAAGAGAATTGCCAGATTGAGACAACGCCTGGAAAGAAACCTATCTGTTATCTGAACTTTGTTGGTATGGCTATCGATGCAAAAATAGCCTACCTTTCATCTACTCTTAAGTTCCTTGAGCAGTATGTTGGAACAAATGATGAGCGTGAGAAGAGTGAGCTTCTTGATAGGATGCGCGAGGCCCATCGCAGAATTGGTGAGCTCAAGCATGATACAGAGAACATTCGCAACAAGGCAAAGGAAGTGTATGAGTCTTTGAAGATAAATGCTACAAAGATTCAGACAATTATGGATTTCATTCTTCAGGATCCGTCTCCTGAACAGGTAAAGACGCCGCGACAGAAGAAGCAGAAGGCATTAGGACCCGCCCCTGCTCCCCAGACGGTAGAATAATATTTACTACATTACTAAGATGCTCTATATAAGGCATCTTCTGATCTGTAATCGCTTCATAGTTATTATGATCATCCTTGTATATACCCTCTGTAAATTCAATTATGGCATCGTCTACAATCTCACTGAAGTTTTCAGGGCCATTTACATACTTAAGAAAGTCAATGATTCTTACATTTTTTTTCAGCTCGCCCTTAATGCAAGGAATAGACCAACCATTAGTTAAATAAGTAGCATATGCAGATTCAAATATAGTATCAATATCATTTACCTTCCATCCTGAATCAGTAGAACCATTAGATCTTTCTACACTAAATCCATCTGAAAGATCGCGAAGAATATTTAGAAATGTTAAGATAGATCTATTTGTAATATCGCACATCATTGCAATTTGATTTCTATGATAATATGCTCGACAATCACGAACTGCAAGTTTATAATGATCATCGCATGTTTTCATTCCATATAAATGAAATGCAGTATATATTCTAGTTTGTTCCTTCCCACAATAAAAGCATCTGCAAGCCGTCATAATAAGGCTGGAAGGCTCTAGACGATTCTTTACAGGATCCTCCATTTGAATACATAGTTGTATAAAAAAATACATATTCAAATTTATTAAAAGGGCCGTGGAAAAGATTTTATTTACGCGCCATCATCATAGCCCTCTTCTTTGTATTTTTATTTTGAATTTGAAATGACTTTGCAATCGCGGCAACTTGTGTATCAGGGCACCCAGCCTTCTCCCTTGCGACCCACGAATAGGTGCGCTCCTCATCCTCAAGCCACTTCTTAAGATTTTCCTTCGTAAGAATTGTTCTAAAATCAATTCCCTGAGCTACAAGTTCAGCATGCTTTTTCGCTTCGGCCTCCTTCTGATATTTCTTCATCTCTTGAGGAGTGTGCTGAATTTCTGGGCGCACTGGCTCTACACACTCCTCTTCCTGAGTAACTGCGGGTTCAGCAACAACTACAGACTCTTGTGTAGAAGCAGGAGCAGGAACAGGAGCAGGCGTCTCAGCAGCCTTCTTCACAGTAACCTTCAGCTTCTTCTGATTGAGAGGAGCAGCTACCACCTCAGGCTCAACCATGACATTCTCCATCAGAGGAGCAGGAGCCTCCTTGTGAAAGACAGACGAGAGAAACGCATACTCCTCAGCCATTAACTCCTGGAGTGCCTCGTGAACTCCCTTCAGACTGTGCGCAGCAATAAGATAACGAAGATCTTGAACAAGAGAGCCAGACATTTTACTTATATTGTCTGGAAAGTTTAAGCGCTCTGTAGAGATGAGAGCTCCTCCTTATACTTATAAAACAGTAGAGGATATCTATTATCAGATGACCAGAAATCAACATCCATCAGTTTCAAATTTTCCCTTCCAAAAATATCCTTTCCTTCTTGAACCCTCCTCGCTATTGTTAAAAGGTTTGTATTTTCCTCACGATCTAGATCTGTATGAGAAAAACTCTGAATTTTCCTCCGCATGTCTGAAAGACTAGAGAAATAGGAAAAGTGCCACCCTGAAGGCATGCGGATTGTGGGGAGTAGCTTACCTCCCATACATTTATTTACACGAATCTCTGTAAGGCTAGGATACGATTTTAGCATATCTGAATGAATAATAAATGGATTCGTCCACAGATCCCCATCGATTATATGAGTAAAGTTGTAATAATAGAAATTCATCTGAGGAAAATATACATATGTCTTCAAAACATGGCCAAGTTCCTCCTTTGGAGGAAGCATTGAAAAATCATAGACCTCATCGCAATCGCAAACAGCCAGAAGAAAGTCGCTGCCTGGAAAGTCTCTGAGAACAGATCCCACAATTAGATTTCTCTGATAGGCCTCTTCTTCCCATGCATTTAGAACAGCTGGCCTCTCATTGACAATAATTTTGACCTTCTGACTATAAGGTAGGAACCAATCATTGTGAATATCAACATATAGCTGCTCCTTTCTCTTACCGCTATATGTATAGCGGCTCTCAACTATATAAAAAAAATCTATATAGTCATATAAATATTCTAGACGAAGCTTGGTGATCCAATCTCCATTGAACATAAATGTATCAATGAACATCTCTATTTATTTTACTCCCTTTATATAGAATGAACCCTTATATGGCTTTTTCCATGGAGGAGCGTAAGAGAATCGTGGCGGCCGATCCCTCCCTGAAGTCAGACATTGGCGGTGTCGCCAAGATGATTGGCAAGACCTGGAAGGGCATGAGTGATGCGGAGAAGGCCAAGTATGCCAAGAAGGGCGCGTCCATGAAGACAAAGAAGCGCAAGTCCTCAAAGAAGACAGATGATGAGCCTAAGAAAACGCGTAAGTCCGGTAAGAAGCGTGCACTCTCAGGCTTCATGAAGTTCTCCATGAAGATGCGTTCTAGCATCGTGAAGAAGAACCCGTCGATCGCGTTCGGTGCGGTCGGCAAGGAGCTCGGTAAGATGTGGGGTGCTCTCTCCGACAAGGAGAAAAAGTCTTATGCATAAAATCATAAAAAAACAGATTTCTTATAATTCATATACAGTTGGGTTGCTGTGAGAAATCTTGGCCTAGTGTTCCTTGTAGATCGTGGGACCTTGAATTATAGTCTACTATAATCCAAGGTATTCTTATAAAGCTGTAGTATGCTAAATGTTGCTGTATAGAGTCTATCAGACTCCTTAGTGTTTAAAATACAACCCTATAAAGAACAAGCTCCAATTGATTAGATATCAAAGTGAGTTGCTGTGTGGAGCTTTATCTCTAGATGGTTATATTGGGCAGGCTCCATTTGATTAGATATCAAAGTAGGTTGCTGTGTGGAGCCTTTTAATGTTTGAAACAATACTCTTCAGATAAGGGCTCCTAGAAAGCCTTATATCTAAAGGTTATTATGGGCAGGCTCCATTTGATTAAATATCAAAGTGAATTGCTGTGTGGAGCCTTAGTGACGAGACTCAGTGTATTCGAGTCATGGTGATAAACAGGTAGGGGAAAACCAGCGTCAATTTTTTAGCGCGCGACGGATGCGAGACGCTCGCGCACCAGATTGTAGCGGTCTGAGTCGAGGATGACTCGCAGAGCCTCCTCAGGGTTCTGCACGCGTGCACCCTCCTCTGTAAGGACCTTGAAGAGGCTCGGTGACCAGCCACTCAGCATGATCACACCCTCTGTGTCTGCTGTTGCGTGGAAGTCTGCACAGGTGGCTGCCACATTCCAGATAACAATACGCGGTGGAGTCCAGGGGGTGCCCCACATATCCTCTCCAGCCCGCTTGAAAGCCTCACGGATCATCTGGATGTGGGTCTGCCACGGAGCCGTCTTGACCACATGGCGGTAACTGTGGCCTGTGTAGAAGCTATTGCTGTCAGAGCTACAGGCCTTATCCCAGGCCATATCTGTGATCACGATAAGATCCTTAGGCTCCTGGCCAGGGCGGACCCGCTTCTCCTTCAGCGTAGAAAGAACCAAGTCCATTGCCTTCTGAAAGTCAGTGCTAAGACCCTGGCCCACGCGGCCAATGGAGCACATGCGAGTGTAGATATCAGCCTTCGGCAGCACCTGCCACTGTGGATCTGAGTCAAAGGTCAAGAAGATATCCTTGAACTCATCGCTAGTTAGCTCAGAGATGAGAAGGCCCATAGCCATGGAGACCCAGTAGGGCGTATCCCCACAGTTTGAGCTCTGCATAGAGCCACTGAAGTCGCACATGGCAATGGTGCGACCGAGACCACCAAGAGCCTTCGCATCCGCAACCATTCCATTCCAGACGGCCACGAGAGCGTTACGCTCATCTGCTGATGGCTCAATCACACTCTGGACAGGAGCAGCCTGCTGGTAGGCTCGAGAATTGAGCGCATTCAGCTTCTTGATGACCTCGTGAGGGTAAAGAGTCTTGGAGCCATTAATCTTGGCATTGCCCTCCGCCGCCTTCTTGAAGTGCTCCTGGAAATGCTCGCGGCACTCCATGCGGTCCTTATCATGAGGGTGACGAAGAACCTGACTCCTCTTAATGCTCTCATTGAGAAACGCCTTCATGTGCTTCTGGAGACAAAGGCCAGGCACCTTGGCAGGCTCAATCTCGGCGAACTTGCGATCACACATCTTAATCTCCGTCGTCTCAATGCGCTTGTTGAGGCCAGCAACCAACTTGCGATACCTCTTCAGACGCTCGCTGAGCCGCTTCTCCTCAGGAAAGAGAATAGCAGCTAGTGCCTTCGCGCCCTCCGTGTCCTTACCCTCGCGCGGCGCCCACTTTGCGCAGAGACTGATCGACTTGTCCTCAGACTTGGCGTCATCAAGGAGCTGCTTAGCCGCGAGCTCAAGAACCTGTGGGAGGTGCATGGAGAAGACATCGCGCCAGCAACCATACTCAGGCACAAGGTCTAGGAGAGCCAGTGCCAGGTGGGGCTTTACCGTAAGTGCCGTCGCGAACAGCATCTGGAAGAGGGCGCGCTCACCCTTTCCGCCGCGAATGTCCCGAGTCTGGAAGGCCAGAACAAAGGCATCCTCCTCTGCCTCCTCTAAGGCCTGAAGGAAGAGTGGCTCAATACTGGTTTGCGATGCGCCACGAACCAGCAGAACTGAGAGATCAAGGAGAGGGTTACCCGAGCCGCTGTAGACGTCCGAGCCCTTCATGCCAACAGTCTGAACCTTGGATGACATCTTCAGGTTATTGTTTATACATGTGTAAAGGAAGGGGAGGGTGTCAATTTTTTTTATACTGGCTTTAAAAAATAGTCTATCTCTATAAAGAATGCCACGATCCAAGAGTCCATCCGTTCACCATTCGGTTCCTCCTAAGCCTGTTGGCCTTGCAGTCGTCCCTCCCAAGCCAGTTGTAGTCCCGTCCCTTGCTCAGACTCTTAAAGAGGGATTTGCATTTGGCATTGGATCCTCTGTTGCTCGCACGGCAGTTGATAGAATGTTCTCAACTAAAGAGGAGACCGTTGACTGTTCTGATCAGAAGAGACTATTTGACTTATGTCTCTTAATCGAGGGAAATGAATCATTTTGTGGAAATGATAAAAATAGATATAAGAAGTGCCTAGAACACTCTACAAGCAAATCCATCCCTCTGGAAAAAGAGTAGGTTTCGCATCACCATACCAGTTCTTAGGATAGACTACTTTGTTATTTTCTCCAAGAATTGCTCCCCACCAACTAAAGGTGCTATTTGAGATCACAGCACCCGCTTTACATTGAATCATACAGTAAAGAGTCTGAAGTTCATTCATATCTGTCAAGATGATGATATTCTTCTTTGTAAATGAAGTAGCACACCAATCAGTATCATCTGAAAAGATGAGCCAGCTTTTGATATTTGGATTCTTATATTCTAAAATCTGCATTCCTAGCTCATAATACTCGATGGGTTGGGTCCAGTGAAACTGGGCCTGGTCTGGATTCAAGAAATCGCCACGACGAACATGGACAAACCCTGTTGTCTCCTGGTTAATAGGAGCAGGTTGAACAACCTTCAGAAGATTCTGAAGAATAGAGATTCGTAGAAAAGGTATGATATACAGTATAGCTGGAAGATATTGATAATACCCTTGCATAAGAATAATATCGTCTAGTTTGTATTCATCCGGTTCCCATTTTCTGAATGAATTTCCATCATCTGCAAAAATGGTTACAGTGGTTGGCTCTGTATAGACTCCTTCTGTAAATAGCATAGAGACATAGTCAAATCTATTTGTATTGTGTTTGTTATCAAGTGAAGAGAATGTTAACCTTATCGTTTTATCAAGATGATTGCGAACTGTTAGAGCAGCGGCATATTGAAAAAGTTGGTTACCGAGCCCTCCCCGAAGGATACAGAGGATGCGGGTCATTCCATTTTATCGCAAAGTATTTTTAGATAGCCCTTATAGAATGCCGAATGCACCGATACAAAGCTTTTTCATGATTACTTTTCTAAATTTATGGTGGATCTCTCTATGGGGTCTATCCTATCTCCTCATCGAATACGTATCTGGTAAATCTAAAATGATTGAGGCAGTAATCTACCTTTTTATGATGATGAGTATCATCGTCATAGTTTCTTTTAATCCCGATCTAATTCCTCATATTGCTTAATGTCGTGACTTCCTTAAATAAAATATCCCACCCTAAGGGTTGGCCTTGGCCGGCACTTACCACGTTTATGGTGGCAGGCCTTAAACAATAAAATATGCATCTAAGTATTCCATCCAAGAGTATAAATCATTTCGCTTTATTTTTCCTAGTGGAACTCCTATATCTCCATTCATTCTACGATAGATAATTGTAAAATACTCATCCCCATTTCGGATAGTTCGCAAGAACTGTTTTTTTGTATGTAAACAATCCATGCGAAAACCAGGTCGATTACAATATATCTTAGGCCAACGAGGCATTTATAGTATATAGGAGGGAGACTTTATGCCTCTTTCTCAAGAAACCTCTTCATATCGCACTGCGCGCACACATCCATCTCAGGAGCAATGTTGTGCACATTCTCCTTAAACATACGCTGCAGACTATTCTTTGCCTTTCTTGAGAGGGAGTGATTCTTCACCTTAAGATAGTCTTCAACTGAGAGATCTACACCCGAATGGCGAATCGACGCGAGGCGGCGAATATTGGCAACACGTGGAGCTTTTCCTAAGACACGCGTCAGATTCTTGCGTGCCTGATCTTCTGTCGCGATAAAGGCAGCCTTAGCATTCTCTCTTGCAAGCTCTTTAGAGGCCTTGAGGAACTCGCGCGCCTCTGCCTTTGCAGCCTTAGCCTCAGCAGCCGCCACCTCCTTCTCGGACTTGGTCTGCCCCTTCGTTTCCTTCTTAGCCTGCCTCTCAGCCTGCTTCATGGCATTCTCAAATTCCTTCTCGCTCACCTTCGCTGCCTTCTGCTTCTCACGCACAGCCGCTGCAGCCGCCTTGGCCGCCGCCTTTACCTCCGCAGCTGCAGAAGCGCGCGCATTATTCTTGCGACTTACGCCAGGGGCACCCGTAAGTCCAGAAAAAAAAGCGCCCTCGTTCTTCTTCTGCTTACGCGTCTTCAGAAGACCAAGAAGCTCCGCAAGGCTCGGCTTACGCCCTAAGCGCTCCGTAAGGTTCTTCTTCGCCTTATTCTTCTCAGCTTCAAAGTTCATCTCTACTAGTTGCAGGGTTTTTTGGTGAAGGAGGAAAGGGGGGCGTCTTGGGTTCATAGAGGACCGCAGGTTTAGTAGACTCTGCAGGCTGTGCCAGTAAACTACGCACCTTCTCTAGAAGAGTGCCTGTTTGCTCGGGGTTTACTAGGGGAAGCGTGATTCTCTTCATAGGTGTAGACAGATTATGAAGAGGAGGAAAGTCATCATCATACTTCTTTCCTTGAAAGGCCCTTGGAAAGAACGGAGTTGTCTTAATGAATCCATTCTCAAATGGACGCGTGTTCTTTAGAGTATCTGGAAGCCACTGGCGCATATCCTGTGGATTGATCTTCGTCGGCTGCTTTTCTAGCTCATCATCATCTAGAATCAGACACGGCACGTCGCTCATTATTGCTACTTTACTATGGTGTATATATGATTCAAATTTAAATCACTCATCATCCTCATCATCCTCGTCCTCCTCAACTCCCTCCTCTGCATTTACCACCCCTTCACCCATCATCTCAATGACGTTGTTATAAACCTTGTCGCACTTGTCAAGAGTAATATTCGCAGACTTTACAGTTCCACGAAAGAGACGCCACTCAACTCCTGCATTCTGCCGAGCGGATGCGACAATGCGAGCCCAGAATGCCAGAACATCCGCTGCAAACTCAGGGTCATTCTCATGAAGGAGGATCGTGTGAAGAATATAGGCAGAATAACAACCAACCTTCCATTGCGACTTGGCCTTCTTTGCTGTAGGGGTGACGATTGCATTTGCTGCGCGATACACGTCAAGAACCTTAGCGAGTCGTGCTCGAACCAAATGCTCATCAGGCTTCACACCATCATGCCTCTCAGAGAGAACATCCCAGAGCTTAGCATAGGAAGTGGTGATATACTCTGATCCATAGGCCGCGCCTGCCACATATGCAATCGCATTCTCCATTCGCTTGTGACGTTTGTCATCGCCAGCAAGATAATCGCCAAACACCTCGGTAGCAAGCGCGTGAAGTCCCTGACCCCTCGTAAGAAGCATCTCCTCAGTAAGCTGGACAAGAGGCTTACTGCGGCGATTCCAGAACTTCTCACCGTGTGAAAGGGCAACACCCTGATTTAGAAGATCATAGATCTCCGCCTCCTGATCCTTCGTGGCACCCGTCGTGTCAACAATAGGAATCATGTAGTCAAGAAAGACCTTCTTCTCCTCATCCGTCATACCCTCAAACTTCTTACCCTCCATTGCAACCTGGTTTGTGTAGAAACGCCAGAATGTCTCCAGACGCTGCTGCCCATCATTGACACTGTAGCGATTCTTCTCATCCTCTGACACCATAATGGAAGGAATCGGATATCCCTTGAACGCTGTCTGAATCAGCTTGACCTGCTTAGGGATAGCCCAGACGTAATCACGCTGGTGCTCAGGAATGAAGACCATACTATCCTCTCCACGCGACTCCCGCCCACGATAGCGGGATGCCAAACCAGGGCGAGACGGCTCGAGGAACCAGCGAAGAGGGCGGCTAAAATACTGCGAGTGGATCAGGATCATTTTGGAATACCTTCCTGGCTGAAGTAGGGGTGTTCAATTTTGCAACAGGTAAAGTTGAGGATCATGATTCCTCACCATAAAGTATGTCATACGCCCTCTGCATCGTCGAATCCCCAGCAAAATGTGCCAAAATTCAAGGCTTCTTGGGTCCAGGCTGGAAAGTGGTTGCCTCTATGGGTCACATCCGAGCTCTGGAGGAAGATCTTGCCGCCATTGGCCTTGATCGCGATTTTGAAGCCAGGTATACGTTCATTAAGGAAAAGGGAAAGGCGATGAGTGGAATCAAGGATGCGGCAGCAGGAGCCCACACGATTTACTTAGCGGCAGACGATGATCGTGAAGGAGAGGCAATCGCATATAGCGTAGCTGTTCTTTTGAAGCTTGATCCCAAGAAGGCAAAGCGCGCCGTCTTTCACGAGATCACAAAGGATGCGGTTGTAAAGGCAGTGAATCAACCTCGTCTTCTTGATATGAATAAGGTAGAGGCGCAACAGGCTCGAGCCGTTCTAGATATGATGGTCGGATTCACCATTAGTCCTCTTCTCTGGAAGCATGTCGGCCCTTCCCTGTCCGCAGGCCGTTGCCAGACACCTGCTCTTCGTCTTCTTGTGGATAGAGAGAGAGAAATTACGGACTTCAAGTCTGAACTGAGTTGGCGGATCAAGGGGGCTTGGCTCTCTTCTATGCAGACAGCAACGCAGATTGCAGCCAGCCTCTTCGATGAGCTCGGTGACGAAGAGTCTGCACTGAACTACCTCGAAAACATCCACGATGATACGAGTGGCGTTATTCTTTCTACAAAGACGCAGCCGAGGTCCGAGGGTCCACCAAAGCCGCTGATCACAAGCACTCTGCAGCAGGAGGCATCCGCCCTCTTCTCAATCCAGCCGAAGCAGACAATGAAGGCTGCACAGAGACTCTATGAACAGGGCTATATTACCTATATGAGAACAGACTCAACCGCTATTTCAGCAGAGGCCGTTCTAGAAGCGCGCACATGGATTGAAAAAGCGCTGGGCGGTGAGTATCTTGGTCTTATCGGTGCACCAGCTCGCATTACAAAGGGAGATGTCCCCAAGGCGCAAGAAGCACACGAAGCTATTCGTCCTACTCACGTTGAGGTCACTGATCTTCCAGATGATGAGGATTGGTCGGCAATGGAGCGGAAGATCTATCGGCTTGTGTGGCAGAGGACAGTTCAGAGCTTAATGGCGATTGCGAGATCTGAGGACTTTATTGCGCTCTTCACTGCATCAGGAGACCCTGGCGAGTTCGTCTGGCAGAGCGTCTGGAAGAGGAGCCTGTTTCTCGGTTGGAAGAAGATTGGACTAGGGGCTGTGAATCTAGATGACGATGAAGAAGAGGGAGCGGATGCGGTGGCTAGCGTCTGGGCCGCGGCTACAAAGCTCAAGAAGGGCGACTTGCTCAAGTGGACTAACCTGTCTGCTATTCCGCAAGAGACAAAGGCGGCAGGTCGATACACAGAAGCCACTCTTGTTCGTGAGCTGGAGAGGAAAGGAATTGGTCGTCCCAGCACCTTTGCTTCTCTGGTCGGCACCATTCTTGAAAAGGGGTATACTGTGAAGGAGGATCGGCCCGCGAAGGAGGTGGAGGTTACCTCGTATCATGTGGAGAAGCCTGGTCAGTGGCCACCGATTAGGCAGAAGGAAAAGAAGAAGATGGGGGCAGAGAAGCAGAAGTTATCACCGACTCCCCTCGGCATCTCGGTTCACGATTTCTGTATCAAGGAATTTCCTCATCTCTTTGCCTATGGATTCACAAAAGGAATGGAGGATCGTCTTGATAAGGTTGCAGATGGTTCTGAGCACTGGAAGCTCGTCTGCAGAGACACGTGGGGCTCTTACAAGGACAAGTTGGCTGATCTTAAGAAGGAGGGTGGATCCAAGACGGCCAGAGAAAAGGTGTTCAGTGACGGCCTCAAGGCGGTTCAGACAAAGAAGGGCCCTCTCCTTTTGAGAGAGGGGGAACCTGTGAAGTTCTATGGATGGCCTTCTGGTGTCTCATACCAAGATATGACGGAGGAGGCAGCACTCGCCTTTATTGAGTCTATCGGCGCGGCAGATACAATTGGTGAATACAATGGAGAACCCATTGTAAAGAAGAAGGGTCCATTTGGTCTCTATGTGCAGTGCGGCAGCACACGAATCCCTTTCCAGCCAGAGGATTCGGTCGGTGCCATTATTGAGAAGCTCAAGGCCAAGTCGCAGAGTGTTCTGCATAGCATTGGCCCTTATGAATTTAGGACGGGTCAGTATGGCCCCTATATGATGAAGAAGGGTGTGAAGGCATTTGTCTCCATTCCACAGGGCTTAGATCCAAAGGTTCTGACAGAGGAGGCGGCAGCTCGCATCTACAAGACAGGTGTGGACCAGCAGAAGGCTGGAGGAGGGCGTGGTGGAAGGGGAAGGGGGCGAGGAAAGTAAATTTGAACAAGCTCACCTCGGTTTATACACTAACCTGCAAAAATGAGCCAAATTGATTCAGAGCTTTCTTTACTCCGTCAAAGACTTGCTACCCTGGAGGAACAAAAGAGGATTGAGGGTGAGAAAAATGCAGAGAAACGAACAAATCCATTGAAGGTTCTGCAAGAAATTATTGTAGCAAAATCAAAGCAGATTGAGAGAAATAGATACTCTAAGAGTATACCACTTGCAGGATTTTATGACCAAGAGAAGTTAGATATGCTAGAACCGATTTATAATATGCTTGTAGATATTCAGCGCCGTCTAGATATTCTTGAAAAGAAGGATACTCTTTAAAAGAACATACTAAGATAGAGGATGGCAAAGGAAGATACTTGGTTTCCGGTCTTTGTCCTTTTTTTTATATGTATACTCGGTGTAATTCTCTATTATCTCCAGCGGATCCGCGTAATTAAGAGATTCTTCCCCTATTCATTTATATCTGCAGATTATAAAGCAAAGCCAGTGGCCGAAGAAGACAGAAAGACAATCACATGGATTATTCACATGTATCCCCCTGTTCACAATGCGGGTGCCGAATGGATGGCGCACGCCATGAACCGCTTCTTAATTGAGCAGGCAGGTTACAAGGTGAATGTGATCCTTCCCCATTTCCCCATTCGCCACTTTGAGGGTGTGAACATCATTGTCTTTGACCAAGCTGCTAAGATTGAGCACGCAATTCGTCATTCCTCTGTAATTCTCTCCCACCTTGATTTCTCAAATCATGCAGTCTTAACAGCGGCAAAGGCAAAGAGACCAGTTATCCTCATTATGCATAATCATATGCAAGAGCTTTATTTGCAGAAGTTCAGTCAAGAGATTGATCCCAAGAATATCCACCTCGTGAATAATAGTGTGTGGATCAAGAAACTCTATGATCATTTTAACTTCAATTCAACAGTCGTCTATCCTCCTGTGAGCTGGAAAGATTATCGCACACCTGATTCGGCAAAGAGAATCTATGTTACCTTGATCAATCTGAATAGAAACAAGGGCGGTGATATCCTGATTCAGATGGCAAAGAGAATGCCTGATGTCCAGTTCTTGGGTGTCGGCGGCGGATATGATAACCAGATCCGCGACTATTCTGTTTCCAATATTCACTACATTCCTAACACCCCCACAATTAAGGACGTCTATTCAATGACAAAGATTCTTCTTGTGCCGAGCCAAGAAGAGTCATGGGGGAGAGTGGCGGTGGAGGCGATGTCTTCTGGTATTCCGGTTATTTCCAATCCGACGCCTGGTCTGCGCGAAGCATGTGGAGAAGCAGGCATTTACATTGATCGCGAGAACATTGCCGAGTGGGTCCAGATGATCAATCGGCTCCTCGAGGAGCCCAATTTTTATAAACAGAAGGCGGATGCATCTTTTAAGAGAGCTCAGCAACTACAGCCTGAACCGCAGCTCAAGAAGCTCGCGGTCTGGTTGGAAGATATTCACTGGGTCGGACAAAATGACATCGAAGAGAATATGTTAACATAAATAAGAATGTCAGGATCTAGATCACCCTCTCCGCCTCCCGTAGGAGATAAGAAAGCAGATACCCCTCCCGTTCGTCGTTTCATGAATGGGTGGAGCAAAGAGCAGGACCAGCTCATGGCAGATTGGTCAGATATTGCTGGTTGCTATCGTTGGATGCACGATAAGTCTGAAAAGCAGTATACGCGGCTCAATATGAATATGACAATCCCTGTTATTATTTTATCAACACTCACAGGAACTGCAAGCGTTGGCCTGAGCAGTATTGCAGGTGGAAATGCAGATGTTGGAAAGTATCTGAACTTCGGAATTGGCGGTCTCAGTTTAATCGCTGGTATCTTAACAACTCTCAATAACTTCTTGCGCTATGCCCAGCTCAGCGAATCAAACCGCGTAGCGGCTGTTGCATGGGGTAAGTTTCAGCGTTTAATTGCGGTGGAACTTGCTCTGAATCCCAATGAACGTATGGACTCTCTCGACTTTCTGAAGATCTGTCGTGCAGATCTTGACCGTTTAATCGAACAGAGTCCGGCGATTCCTGATAATGTGATCGCAGAATTTGAGGACGAGTTCAGAGATATGCCGAAGCTGCGGCGCCCTGATATCTGTCATGGCCTGGATCACACGCGTATCTTTGACAGCACGCAGAGCCGCATAAAGGAGGTGGCGTCTCAAGCAGCCCTGCACCTGATGCACAAAAAGAAGACAATCCGTGAGGCGATCGTGCCTGATCTGAATAGATTAATTGAAACTGCAGTAAGCGAGAGCATTCAGAAGAAGAAGGAAGAGATTGAGAGAAACTTTGTTGAGAAGCCTGTTGAGAGTGTAAAGCATGGCGTCTCAAGCCTTTTCCACAAGTCAAATGCCGACCTCAAAAATCTCCTTGAAAAGAGAAAGAAGAGTGTGGATGAGTCAATATCTGTGACAGTGGGTGATATTAAGGTCACTGTGGACGATCCTTCCGTTGCTGCCGCATTGGCACCTGCTCCTCCTATAGAAGAGGCAAGTGCTGCTGCACCTGCGCCTGTAGCGGCTGAAGCCCCTGCTCCTCCATCAGAAGAGGCAACCGGTGTCGCTCAAAATTAAGGAAGCTCAAAGAGCTTCCTTAATTATGAGGCCTGACACCATAAACGTCGTAGGACATTTAAATTAAGGAAGCTTTAGCTTCCTTAATTTAAAGTCACGACGGTAAGTAAAATTTGAATATCTTTAAAAGCTAATGTCCGTCTAGAAAAATGTTAAAGTTTCTAATCGGCGCATTTGTGGCAGGCGTAGTCGGTGCACAGACAACAACGCAGCTGACGTTCACGGATACGACAACTCCTGCTATTGTCGGTAACTACTCACTTGGCTATGTCAACAACACAGTTGAAAACAGATGCCATATTGGTGTCGCAAAATTCATGGCTCTACAGACTGGTCATGTGGATACCATGAAGATGGGTGTCTATTCACAGGCTACTCAAGAGACCTGTGGCATTAGTTTGGTCCTCTCCACCTTTCCTGGAAATGTTGTTGTTGGATCCTCTGTTTTGACTACATTTGTTGATCTCGTTGCTTCTAGGCCTGGAACTGATGAGATGGCTCCCTTTAACGTTACTGCATCTGCTTGGGAACTAGTGGCTGGCCAGAATTACACAGTGAGGATTCAGCCCTTTACTTGGACTACACCTCCAGCAGGAGGAGTTGCTTCCGCCGCCCATTGTGTATTTGATATACCGTATGGAATACCCGGTCTCCCTTATGCTTTTATAGGGTATGCTGGTCCTACTGGCGGTCCATGTGGATCTACTCCTCTGACTGTGAATAAGGCAGGAGATGGCTGGGCAATGCAGCTGAAGTTGATTGGAAGACCTGGAAACATCGTGGTTCCTAGCCCCTCTGCGACTAACACGCCAACTCCCACCTCTTCGTCTACACCGACACCGACTCATACAGGGACACCCACACCCTCTGCTACACCGACTGGAACACCGACGATCACAGATACCCCTACACCGACGTTGTCACCAGGAGCAACTGCGTCCAATTCGCCGACCTCAACGAGGACGCCGAGCCGCACCCCCTCTATTAGTTATACACCTTCACCCACTCTATCTGTAACACCGTCAGTAACACCGAGCTCAACGCCAACTCCTACACCCAGTCTTCGCATCGGTGCCTCCCCCTCTGTAACACCGACAGAGACTCCTGGGCCGACTGATTCTCCTTCTGCGAAGCCAGTGGCTGGAATCGCGGCGCCCGCCTCTGTGCAGGCACCGCAGACCAGCGCTGGTTCTATTGTAGGTGCTGCACTAGGCGGTGCATTCGCGGTAGTTGCTATAATTGTAGTTGCTATACGATTTCGTATTGTCTCAGCTCAGCTGAACGAGCATAAGATATCGAGCTGGCGGCAAAAAAAGAAGTCTACAGCGAATCGACTTCCTCAATTTGAGACTATTGAAAATCCTACCCTCTTACGTATTAAGAGGGTAAACTCTCTGACCTCTTCCAATTAATCGTGTGATAATAGCTAGACGAATAATATTCTCCGTAAACCAATGAGAAATAGTATACCGTCGTGGCATTTCTTTTTACATAGAACCTCTATTTAAAAAGAAACGTCTCCAGAATCGGAATCGAACCAATGACTTGGGGAGATCCGTTGCTAGATAGTATAATCTACAATCCCCCGCTCTACCAACTGAGCTATCTAGAGTAGAGGTCGCTGCCTCTACATGGAGAGATTTGTATGTCTTTATGTGGTAAAATTGAAACGTAATAGCCTGCCCTATATAATCACACTAAATAACTGCAAAAATGATCGCAACCATCCTCAAGAACTTTCTGCGCGGCCTGGACAAGGAGGAGAGGGAGATGAAGGAAGAGGAGTTCCTTTCCCATGATGAAATGGCAGCTATTGATACCCTCTGGGATCTGATTCAGGAGCAGAGAGAGGCCGCAGAGGCTCTTCTTGCCGTCGTGCCTGAAGAGGAGCCCACGACTCCTGGATACGCAACGGAGGATGAAATGATGAACGCTCTACTTGACTATGTTCCTCAGACAGAAGAGCAGAAGATGGCCTCTTTAGCCTTATATGATCTTCTTCCTCCTCCTCAGGATACAAGGGGGTAACGTCGTGACTTCGTTAAAATAAATGTCCAACGACTAATAATCCGTCATACCTTATTTTTTAAGGAAGCTCTTCGAGCTTCCTTAAAAATAAGTATAGACGGTAGCTGCAAGTAGTCGACGAAGCTCAAAGATCCTAAGTCGCGCCCTTGTCTGGGCGGTAATTGCATTGATCAACTCTTCCTCTGCCTTCCAGATCTCACGCACAATATGCTTAGTAGATGCCATCTGCTTTAAAAAATATTTTTGTTTTTTTGCAAGGCAATTTTACCTGCTGTCTCTAATCAGTCTCGTAGCCACCCCGCTCCTCCATAATAATAAGAGTATGCATTGCATATCCCTTATGGGATTCCTTGCTAGGGACAAAGTGCTTGGGATCTGTCTCAGATGCAATCCCCTCTCCCCTCTCAAGCTTCTCAAAGGTTGTGCGCATCACCCAGAAGGCATGGGCCTCCTCATCAAACGAAGGGATTTCATCTTCCTCTTCCTCTTCCTCTTCCTCTTCACCCTCTTCTTCCTCTTCTGACTCATCCGCAACAATCCTCTCCTTCTCGCACGGCTCTGCGCGGCAAAGAGGACAGCTCGAATGATCCTGGAACCAGCGGCCTACACAGCCCAAATGGTAAACATGAGAACATGCCAGAGTAACTTGTCCCGTCGCGCTAGAAATCGCGTCGTAGCAGATAGAACACTCGGTCATTTTTGCTTATTGCTGTAAGAGATACAGTCCTCGTCGGCTCCGATCAGTTCAATTTTTCCTACTCGTTCACACTGTAGAAAGCCATTCTTTCTTTTTCACATTGTGACTGAATGGATAGGCTGTCATCTTCTCCAGTAGTTTATTCACAACACCCTTCATCTCTTCACGCTGCTTCACACGGGTTATCTTGCGAATAGTAGCAGGATCCGAGAACTCTACAAGCTTATTTTCTACTGCTCTGCGAAAATCTGAAGAATATTGGTAGAGCAGACTATTAGACTCCTTATTAAGAGTTTGTAGAACAGTCAAAATTGCAGCTGTCCTCTTCATCTGACTACTATATCTTGTTCTATCATATGCTTTTAGTTTCATAAGCATATCTTTTGTTGTTACTTGAAGATGATGAGCAATGATACTATCCTTGGGGATCTTATTGGGAGGAGTGCGATCTCCAGGAGGTGTAAGCATATTCAGATGGATTCGATCCTCCCAGCCCAAGAAGGGCATGATACAGAACTGAAGAACATCTCCAGGTAAGCAGTCAAAATAGGTGGGAGCGCCGACACACGTGTGCAGGATCTTGTCTGAGAGGCTTGCCATTTTGATTACCTTAAAAAATGGTATTTAATTTTCAATTTTAATTTGTTTTTACTCTTTTTACTGCTGGCACTCGCAGTGTGTCGCGCAGCGATCCGTGCAGAGCGGGGGCATGTCATCCTCGGCCTCATGGTTAGACACGTCGTCCTCAGGATTGAGGATAGGGGTCCCCCAGTTTGTGTGAAACCCGCCACAGCTCTGGCAAACCCCCTCCACAAGATGAGGGCAGTTGTAGCAGAGAAGCTTGCCCTTGTAAGTATCAATCTCCTTCGGATAGAAGTGAGCCGAGAGGATCACAGTCTCTCCCCGCTCTAGACGCACCTTACACTCAAAGTGGCCAGGCGAGAGAAGATTGCTGAGGCGCGCCTGAATATCCGTCTTCTTGAAGAGGTCATGCCAGTAGATAGATCGGCCGCTGTCCGACTTCTCATGAGCATGAATGCCGAACTCCATGATATCCACATTCAGCTCGCGAGGGTGAACATGGAATCGGCACGCCTCCTCAATCTCTGTAAAGAGAGACTCCTTCTTCTCCATGACAGTGCGCATGATCTGAGAAAGAACAGCGGGGATCTTGTGCTCCATCTCAATCTTCTGCATCTGCTTATAGCGGTTGTAGGAGACATCGCCTAGCTTCTGAACATCAAGCTTGGAGAAGAGCGGCATTTTGTCTGGTTACTATTCAGTGTAGGCCCGATTGATTCAATTTTATCATTGTCTAATAGGATGATCATCTACAGAGGAAAAGAATTCTATCTGAAGAAGGAAGGTGATGACCTTGTTAGTTACACACATAACAACCAAGAATACAGTCGTCTAGACACAAAGACAGGTAAATCGAATAATTGGTATTCAACCGTTCTCTGTAATCGGATTATTGAGAAACTAAAAGGAAAGAAAAATGCCACCGTTTGCATGCTGGGAGGCGCAGGGGGTGCGATGTCCTACGAGCTTCTTACGTATTTACCAAATGTAAAGGTAACAACGGTTGATATTGACGCTGAATCTATAAAGGTTCTCAATGAAGTGATCTTAAAAAAATTCGGGCGGCGATCAGAGGGAGTTGCCGCCGATGCGAAGGCCTTTATTAATAGAGTGAAACCTGGGTCGTTTGACGTGATTGTTGTTGATATCTTTATAGAGCATATTGTTCCCCCTTTTGTTAAAACAAAAACCTTTACAAAGGCCTGTCTTCGTGCTCTAAAGCCAGGAGGCTCTTTGCTCACAAATATAATCTCAGATGCATCTGATAGTAGTTACGGTGATCTTTTGGTTTCTTTAGGGTTAGAGGTCTTTACTATAAAAGAGAGAGAAGAGGGTCCTGTTAATTTATTGTATGAAGCAACTGACGGCAGTGCTCGCACTTAGAATTGGCGATCATCCTATACAGGGTATGCCAAGGAGAGCCAATAAGGCGCCTCATATCGTAAAGAGAGAGGCCAATCATGTGTCCAAAGAGAAGAGGATTGATGCTCTGCATGAACTGACGAGGACTGACATTCTGCTTCGTGAGTTTGTTATAGGTGGCAGTTAAGAGGCGGATGTTTTTGTCATATGTGCTGCGCCTCTTCGGATCGCCCGTTAAGATGCGGGCAAAGTGGCGCGTGCGCGTAGCCGACCAGAAGAGATGGCAGTGCAGAGGCGAGCGGATCTTCTCGGGTGCTGGGTGAACCTTGGAAGAGCGGAACGACATGGCAGTGGCGAGGCGCTTGAGAAGAAAGGCCATCTTTGCGTTAGTCGGATACAAAAAATAAGTGAGTAAGTAAGTTCAATTTTATTCAAGCAAAGAGCTCTGTAAGACGCTTCTTGAGATCAGCCGCAGGAATCTTCTGGTCATCGCCATTCTCATACCAGACACTACGCCCCTTCTTATACGAGCGACGGTGCCATGTGCTCTCGTCATCAGAAGGAATGAACTCATCCCACACTCCATCGGCTCCAATATGGAGAATGAGAGGTGACTGAACCCCAATCGCAAGAATCTCCTCGAGGCTCAGACAGTCAGTCCTCTTTCCTGTATAGAAGCCTGGCTTCGCATGAGCCAAGAAGGAGTCGGCGGCGATCTTGGAGAAAGCGAAGCTCGGCTTTTCACTCTGGCCTCTGAAGAAGGACTCATAGTCCATGTTCAGATACTTCGCAGACTCCTCTCCTGTAGGATCATACTCGTCGCGGCAATTAGGACAGTCGCAAGAGACCCACAGGTAGCTGCTCCATCCTGTACCTGTTCCATGAGGGATATAACCAAGCTCTGCACGAAGGGTGGTGCGCTCAGCAAGAACCTCAGCAGCAGTGATAAGACGAGGGGCGGCCATCTTTGCGTTAGTCGAATACAAAAAATAAATGAGTGAGTTGTTTCAATTTTTTTTTATCTAGTGGCGGCTGAGCATGATATCCATCTTTTTGAGATCCTCCTCATCCGCCCAGCAGAGGCACGTGAGTCTGCCATTCTTAACGACCTTTCCGCACTCGTCGCAGCAAGAGGGCTTGAAGGTCACATTCAGATAGGCGTCGCTGCGAGTAACGACCCCCTCTGAGTTAACCTTCCAATCGTGCTCCAAGGAGTGAACCTCTGCCTCCCAGTCGCTATTACTAAGGTTCTGAGAGAGATGGCATCGGAACTCGTGGGTATTCACAACATCGCGCAAGAAGAAGGAGGCGTAGAGGCCAGTGGTCGTGAGCAAGGTGATCTTCTCATCCCACGGAAACGTCCAGATGGTGCCTGTTCCCTCATGGGCAGGAACCATCTTGATCACCTGCTGGATAGCGGCGAGAAGGTCAAAGGAAGACATTGTTGCTTTTGAACCGTGATGGCCAGATAAGAAAAGAGGGAGTTCAATTTTTATGTTTTATTTACGGTAACTCTTTATTGTTTACTTGCACTTGTAGCAGAGGTCCTTTCGGTCTGAAGAGCAGATCAGATCAAAGAAGTGGTCGCACTGGCAGCAGCGGCCTGTCCTCTCACGCCAGTAATCTGGTGTGCTAGGACCATAGAACTCCTCTTCGCAGTCAGCGCACAGAGCATCGTCGCCGCGGAAGCAGGGGAAGTGGCCATCCTCTGGCTTCTCACCGCAGTCTGTGCAGGGGCGCGGGCTCACGATAGAGTTGCGCCGCGGCGGGCTCGTATGCACGCGCAGAGGCTCTAGAGCTGCAGTTGTCTTAGAACTAGAGACGTGCTGCGGGCAGCGAGGGTCGTCGCGCTTATCGCAGAGGCGCTCCTCTGGCCGATACTCGTTCTCGCCGCTGCAGTGGTGCTCATACTGGCAGCCCGTGGTCTGGCAAGAGTCGCACCAGCAGATACGCTCACCGTCGCGGAACTCTGCAGTGCAGCCGCAGGCCTCACAGCTCTCTTCGTCGCGGTGAGGATAGGGCGCGCGGTTGTAGCACTCAATGCAGAGGTGGTCGAGCCCAAGATACGCCACTTCGTTGCACTCTGGCTCGCGGCAGAAGTAGATCTTCTTGTTCAGCGTGGTGGTCGTCAGCCAGACATGCTTGCGGAGCTCTACGTCGTAGTAGTTCCAGAAGATGATCGGGTTGAGCTCCATATTGCTTTATCTTTTAAAGAGTGCTTGTCTTTGAAAGGCTAAAGACAGCGACGGGCTTTAGCCACTTCAATTTTTATAACAAAAAAAAGAGTGTTTTGTCTTTTCTTTTTGTATTTGTTTTATGTTTTTGTCTTTTTTGTCTTTTTATTTAGAAGCGCCTCTTGCCCTGGAGAAGCACGCTGAAGTCGCGCTGGCCGTCCCTAGAGAGAGGGCGGGCGCCCTCCAGGATCTGCTGCCACTCTGGCTGGTTCGGATGCACGAACTCGCAGCAGCCATTGCGGTGCAGCTCGCAGCCAGCCAGCCACGCCACGCCCTTCTTGTTCACGCCGCCAGGCTCTGGAACGCCGAGCTGACCCTTGAAGTTGAAGTAGCGGCATGGGCGCATGACCGTGGCCTTGCGCATCTTGCCACTGCGGTCGCAGAGGATGCTCTTGGCCTTGGCGATCTCGCTAAGAGCGGCGCCGCGCGCCGCCGCCTCGTTGGCCTCGCGGCGCTTGGAGCCCTCCAGAAGATCGCGCATGCGGCGCTGGTCCGCGCTGAGCTTCTCGTTCTCCTCCTCGAGCTCGTCCATGTAGACGTCGCCCCAGGGGAGCTGGCCGTCCCACTTTGCGAGATCAGGAAAGAGATGGAAGGGGGCCTCTGAGACGATGTCCCAGCAACCGCACCCGCAGCGCCAGACGTTCTGCTCCATCGCGTATGCGGGGTCGCAGTTGCCAGGGCAGGCGCCGTTCTCTGAGTCGTAGATCCAGAAGCTCTTGCTCATCTTAGCCTTGTAGCTGTTCGAGTGAACGAGCGACATTTTGGAATCCTTTTAAAGTGTTATTGCTTTAGAAGGGTAATTATCAATGGGGTAATCGGCCCATTCAATTTTTTTGATAAATTGAATGGGGTGGTAAAATAAGCTATATTAACGCTTTTTGGAGGCTTCATTCAATTTAGCAAAAAAATTGAATGAGCGTTTTTGCTAGGCTATAATCATCCTTTCAAAGCAATAACACTCTGAAAGACTCCAAAATGAACGCCTCCCAGATGATCACCGTGCAGATGACCGTCGCTGAGCTTCTCATGCTCCAGAACCTTCTGGCCCGCGCCTCTGGCGCGCCCTTGCCCAGCACGCCCCAGAAGGCCGCCAAGGCCCCTCTGGAGGCGCCTGGCGCTCCCAAGAAGGAGAAGAAGGCCAAGAAGGAGAAGGACGCGGATGCCCCTAAGAAGGCGCCCAACGCCTGGATCGTCTTCACGCAGCAGGTGCGCGCCGCCCTCACGGCGGCGGGCATCAAGGCGGGCGTAGAGGTAACCCAGTTCTGCGGCATGCTCAAGGCCAAGAACGCGGACTACTCTGCGTGGACGCCTGAGCTTGTGCTTGCAGAGCACGGCAACTGGAAGAAGCCTGAGAAGAAGAGCGCATCGCCCTCTTCTCTGCCGGCTCTCGTGCCTCTTGCCGCGCCTCTTGCAGTGGCGGCAGTGGCAGTGGCAGTGGCCGAGCCCGCCAAGAAGGCCCGCAAGCCCCAGAGCGAGGAGACGAAGAAGGCGGCCGCCGAGAAGCGCGCGGCGACCAAGGCCAAGAAGGCCGCGGCCGCCGCGCCTCTGCCCGCCTCTCCTGTGGCGGCAGAGGAGATCGAGTTCTCGACCTGGACCTACAAGGGCACCCCCTACCTCAAGAATGAGAACAACGACGTTCTCTCAGAGGACTACGACTGGGTCGGCCGCTTCGACGAGAAGACGAACACGATCGACCGCTCTGCGGTGAAGCCTGACTACCTCGAGGAGGAGTAAGAAAACCAAAGAAAAAACCAAAAAAAAACACAAAACCACAAAAACAAAAGAAAAATTTTTTTTAACGGTTTACTTCTTAAGCGCGGCAACGACACGCACCTTGATTTTCTTCTTCTGACAGAACGGCATCTTACTCTGTAGCTCTACAAGTTCCTCGTCCGTGACAAAGCACTCATTGCACCAGGGAAGCTCTGTGTCGCCTTCATAGAAGTTGACGGCAGAGGTCTCAACGCCACATCCAGCACAGGTGTGCTTTGGCGCGGGCTTAACAGCTTGCTTAATGCGGATCGGCATTTTGGCTACCAGCCTTCTAGCCAAGGCCCTCTTCAAATTTTTACCATAATAAAATTGGCACGCCACCCTCTGGAAAGAGGAGTATGTCTCTCAAGAAAGAGAGCTGTCAGAACTGCTGGCTACCGCCATTGGACAATTCGGCCCTCTGTAGAAAATGCAGTGTATCTGAGTTACTCGATGATGGATGGATCCGCTACCACAAACCCTCTTCAGAAAGCTGTAGAAAGCTAAGAGCCCTAGCGCAGACATACAAAGGCGTTGTTGTTCCAGAGAGATGTATGCAGTGCTGCGCCTTTGTTGCTATGCAGAACGAGAACTGGCTCACAGCAGTAAAGGGGTATATTACAACGACGCCTCGCCTAGATACTATTATTCTTGAGAACCAGGCGTATAACAGAGAGGGATTATTAGAGGCTTTGTCTACACTGATGGCAAACTGCCAACCCCTCTCCTTAAAAATTTGCAATACACTCAAACTCTGTAATCCAGGTAACATGTATTGGATTTTAGAAGAACTCATTATTCGTCCTCAGTTCTATGGGGCTCTTCTTGATTCTCCACTGAGAATCCCACCGCATATGTCAGAGGACCTCTGGGAGACCTTTCCAGATGTAGAAGGATGGTGGTCTTTCTGGGAAAAAATCCCTGTTAAAGTGAAAAGGCGTATCTCATTCCGCTGCATGACCTTTAAAGAGGAACTCCTTGAAAAAACATGGCATCCTGATCGGGTGGCAAGATGGTGTTTTGATATTGAAGAGGTGAGTGACCTGGACTGCTTCAAGTCTTAGCTCCGCTCAACGCATCAACGTCCTAAAGTTGCTGACATCCACATTTACATGGAGGTTACGGAGCTCATTCAAGTCAAACCAGCCGCACTCGCTGATTTCCTCTTTCCTCTGTGGATTAAGAGTGACTTCCTCTGGCACCTCGTAGATAAAGTAGCCTCCACTGGCTAGCTTTCTATATCCCATAAACCTCGCATTGTCTGAAAGAACAATGCCTGTCTCCTCGCAGAGCTCGCGAAGAGCACAACTCTGAGCTGTATCTCCAGGCTCCATATGCCCCTTAGGAAACGACCACTTACCTGAGAGAGTCCCTTTCACAAGAGCTATCTTATTATCCTGTGAAATACAGATACATCCATACACCTTCATGTGTCTCGGCTTGTAGCAACTCCATGACTTCCAACGAGTGTTGTCATTACGTAGCATCTCAACGGTTAGCTTAGATTAGGGCGAGGGCGCCACTCAATTTTGGGCTAAGGCCCCTGTTTGAAAGTAGAGTATGGACTGGGTCGCCCCACACCTTACAGGCGGTTTAGGAAACCGTCTGTTTACCTACGCGGCCGCGGCAGCTGCAGCAAAAAAATGGGGGCGCCGCGTGGTTTTTTTTATGCCGCGGTGCGGTGAAACCTCTCACGGCCCCTTTGACTCTATCTTCAAGCTTCTTCCTACAGTTCCGATTATACAGAGTGCTGCAGAGTGGCACACTGTTCTAGAGGCAAAAGGAACTCTCTTTATTTATCAACCCTTTCCTGAAGTCACCCCATCCCCTCTTCCATGTATTATTCACGGATGGAGACAGACAGAAAAATACTTTGAAGACTGTCCTTTGCACCTCGACTTTGAAGGGGCTCTTGGATCCAGGGCTCCCAAGATCCGCCACACTATTCTTGAAAAGAGCTGGTTTATGCATGTGAGACTCGGTGACTACAAGATTCTTGCCCACCACCAAGTGGACCTCGTCCCCTATTACATCTTCTGTCTGAAACAAATACCCCCTGGTTCTACCGTCGTATTCTTTAGCGACGAACCTGAACTGTGTGTAGGCATGTTTAAAGAAATGGTTGAGAGTATGGGCCTCGCATTTCAGCTCTTTGACTCAAAGGATGAAGTGGAGAGCCTCTATGCAATGTCTCTTTGCAAAGGCGGAGCCATCGTGGCGAATAGCACATTCAGTTGGTGGGGCGCCTATTTCGCGAGACAGGGGGCGGCGCCAGCCTTCAAAGCCTACTATCCTTCCGTCTGGGGATCCGGCCTTCCACCGCCCACGGATGTGACGCCATCATGGGGAATCAGTGTCTGAAATTTTTTTTGGGCTTGAGTAAAATTGAAACAGAAGCGGCGACCTCAACCATCACACTCCAACGCAATGTCTACTCCCCTCTGGAATGGATTCGTGTATGAGCAGCACCAGGTTACTGGTGTTCGTTGGATGAAAGAAAGAGAAGCAGCCCCTTCTCATCGCGGAGGACTCCTCTGCGATGAGATGGGACTCGGTAAGACAATTCAGATGATCGGCCTTCTGAAGGAGACAGGACTCAAGTCCAATCTCTTCTTCGGCCCCTTGCCCGTTCTCGAGCAGTGGCGCGCGACGGCGACAAAGGCGGGGATCAATTGCTGGATTGCAACGGGTGGTGCCTGGAAACCTCCTTCTAAGGTCTCTCTGCGCGCGCCCAACCTCTACCTTGTCAACTATGAGGCCGCGATCAAGAATCCTGACCTGTTTGATAGGCCCTGGGACCGCATCATTTGCGACGAGGCTCACCGCATGGCGAACAAGGGTGCGAGCTGGACTCTGATCAAGGAGATTGAGTGCTCTATTCACTGGTTTCTGACTGCGACACCGATCGTTAACAAGACCAGTGACGTGAACGCCCTCTTCGAGATGTTGGGTCTCAACTACAACCCCTCTCTTCTTAGCATCTATGTGCTGGCGCGAAGCATGGAGAAGATGCGCCCCATCCTCCCTAACCTTCCGAAGAAGGAGATCCAGATGACGCACATCCTCGATTTTGATACGGAGGACGAGGCTGACTTCTATCGCGGTATCCAGGGAGATATCAAGAGGCGCTTCAGGGCTCTCGCAGATGAGGGAGGTGCAGGAGCTCTGGACAAGCTCAAGCTCATCATGCGTCTTCGCCAGATCAGCCTTCACCCGCAGATCTACATTGAGGGACGCAGAAAGGCGCTTGGTCCTACGCTCTATACGCGCCCTGACTGGATTGACCCGAGCACAAAGTTCCAGGGAATCCGCGATCTCGTCGAGAAGGACGGTGAGCCCAAGAAGTGGATCATCTTCTGCCACTTCCACAAGGAGATGGAGCTGCTCAAGGAGTTTCTCGGCTTCAGCGACAAGATCGATACTATTTGGCTCTATCACGGCGGCCTTTCGGCGGGTCAGAGGACGACTGTTCTTGAGCAGACCGCCAATCCGAACGGAGGCAAGCACGAGATTCTGCTCATCCAGCTCCAGTCTGGTGGCACGGGTCTGAATCTGCAGCACTTTCAGAGCATCGTCTTTTCGGGCCCCTGGTGGACTGCGGCTCTCATGGACCAGGCGATCGGTCGCGCAGTTCGCATCGGCCAGAAGGCTCAGGTGGTTGTGCATCACATGATTCTGAAGGAGGAGCAAGGGCTCAATATCGACCGGCTCATGAAGAACAAGGCAGAGGCGAAAGGTAAGTTGTGTATGGAGTTTCTGGAGGCGGCAGATCACACCGTCTAGAGCGTTTAACAGGGCCTATTATTTTTTTCTTTTCACTATAAAAAATGTATGTTAGTAAATCTAAGAAGAAGTGTAACAATAGGTATAGAAGAAAAAGAGATCGCTTACGTAATCTCAATAGGTGCCGAGAATGCACTGGTAAGGCGGAGGTAATTAATCCATATATGGCTTTACTGGATAGACTAGTGATGAACTCCTTTTTTTGTTGGAAATGTATTTAGAAGACAACCCGCTTAGCGCGCTTCGCCGCGCGATCAATTGCGTCTTTCTCGACCGCAGGGATCAGAGAACGCTCCCACGGATCAGTGCTATTATTCAGAAACTCAAGGAGATCGGCAAGATCGGGATCTGCAACATGCCATGGAGTGTTTTCCCACGTTGCCTTGGCCATCTTGGAGCGAGTGCGACTGGCCACTGTCTGCTGCTTCTCAGCAGCAGGATAGATATGCGCATGAGTGTGAGCCGAGATGTGTGTGCGACCGCAATCACAGCTGTGCGTGTTCACGTGAGTGTGGAAGTGAGTGTGCTGCATTTTGGACTTTGAACAAATCCTTGGACTGAAAGCCTTCAATTTTTGTCATATGACAATATAGAATGGAGCCTGTCAAGAAATTTCTTCTGGGAGGAGAGTCAAGTAATTATCTGACAGCCGCAATTATCACCTTTGTAGCCATTTTTGTTGGCTACGTCATGTGGACACAGGCGGGCACGATGCCTGTTTCCAACTTCCAGGTCCAAGAGGGCTTTGGCGGCGTGGCTGTCGGCTCTGGACTTCCTGACTGTCTGCGCACGAGCTCAGAGGCTGCCCAAGTGGCCGATTTCTTTCTTCAAAGAGAGACAGTCGTTGAAGAAGGAAAGGATGATCTCCGTGAGCTCTTTCTGCTGCTCAGCAAGCTAGCCTGTTTCAAGAAGGATCTGATGAGCACAGCGGGCCTCGTTGAAAGCACCCGGTATCAGGCCTATTCTACGGCCCATGACATAGAGCCGATCGCCGAGACGACATCCCGTTGCCTCGCGAAGACGATCCCTCCTCGTGACTTAGAGCTCGCCTTTGACAAGTGGGCCTCCCGAGGCGGCAAGCTGCTCCAGCGGCTGTGCACGGCCTATGGTGTGTCACCTACTGAAAATGAGAATCTAAAGAAGACGTTCTCTCAGTGCCTCGCTGATGTTAAGGATGTCGCTAGCAAGGTTTGCTTCGTCGGTGAGCCGCTGATTGCTGGAAAGAAGTTTGAGCGCGGAGCACAGAGCTATGAGCCCAGTGGTCTAGCCGATCTGGGGGCTTACAAGGGGTATTATTAAAAAAGGCGCTTGCTCGGTCCAAGAGACACCTCCTTGCGTAGAAGCTCTAGGGAGGCCTCCAGCTCCTTTTTTCTTAGTTCTGTCTCTTTTGTGAGTGTCTTCTGCTCCTTTAACGCCTGGAGTTCATAAGATAAACTATAATACTCACACTCCTTCTCCTTCGGCTTTGCAGCTGTCTGGATATTCTGAAAAAGTGTATCTAAAATGGCCTTCTTTTTCTCATAATAAATGTGGGCCCCTGATCCTGGCTTATTCGCCTTGAGTCCATCTGCAATCTCTTTTACAATGAGAGCGATATCTTCCATTTCCTTGATAATAAGAAAAGGTTTTTCTTTATATCAATAATACGCTTACTAAGGCTTGATCAGCATCGCGAAGATCATCAGGCCAATGATCTGCCAGAAAGACTTGGCAGGCTTCGCGATCGTGAAGAGCTCAACGATCACGCCGTTCCACAGAAGCTTACCCACAAAGCCGAGGATCACGAATGCAATAAGAAACGCAAAGAAGACGGAGAGGAACTCAACATAGGCGTCGCGCTTCTTGTCTGAGTCCTTGCCGTTTGTCGCACTCTCAATCGCGGCACCAACGAAAGACTGGATTAACATTCTAGTAGGGGGTTACTTTTTCCGGGAGTAGCGGCGATTGCGACGATGCTTTCTTGTTTTTTGTTTATGATTTCTTTTCCCCCCAATCATCTTTGAATCTCTGCATGAAACACTTTTAAAAAAAAATCCGAGCATTTGTTTATTGTTTGGGTCTCCAGTCTGATATCGTTTTGATTCAATACCATTATTTAAAAAATCTGCTGACCAAACATAATAAGAAGAAGTTGCACTGCCACCCAGACCACTATTTTTAAATTCTTTTTCAGGTGCAGTTTTCAACATTCCAAGATACTCATCTTCTGGTGGTGTTTTCATGCCAGCCCTTTTTAGATAGTCAAAAGAGCTTTTATAGCATACTCCTATTGTCAAAAATTCCCATGGAATTTCTTCTTCACTCATTATAATATTAAGAGATATTTTTACTGCTCAAAAAGAAGCTTCTCATTCACCTTGGACTCGCGGTGCTCATTGATATACTTGAGCGCATCTGCCGCGGCCACCTCAGACTTCAGGTGAGTAGAAAGAAGAGCCATGAGATTCTTCGGGGTCAGGCCCTCCTTGGATGAAGAGCGCTTATAGAGGATACGACCACCACTCTCCTTGAGATCAAGAGCACCAATATTGTGCTTCTTCATAATCCGGAGGATCACCTCGTCCATGGCCTTCATCCGCTTCTTCTTCTCGCGAACCTGCTCGCTGAGGCCCGCAACCTCCTTACTAAGCTCACGCCAGCCCTTGATGGTCTGGGAAAGCTGCTGGAGCTCCTGCTGATCCGTCATGGAGACCACAGTTGGAGCATCACGCTCCGTCGATGCACTGGATACAACTGAGTTCGCGGTTACGGGGATTTGGCGCTGGACGTTCATTCTACTTACTTACTGTGTCAACGCTTAAGGCCTTAGCTTTACTTCTTGTTGAATAAGGGTGGAAATTCATATAGGGCCATGTAGTTCCATCAGAGGCTTTAAAGTATTTTGAAACTGCAAAGCCATGCTTCGTATACCACTGGGCCACGTGCGGGCTCTGAGCAGGAACCAAATACAAGTTCTTCTTTACCGAGCGGCAATGATCAAGAATCGCTGTCAGAAGCCTCGTCCCCAGCTTGAATCTCTGAAACATAGGATGAATAGAGAGATACTTTAGCATTCGTGAAGAGCCCCAAATTAGAGCAAAGCCGATCAAGTCGCCCTGAGAAGTAAAGATACCAATGGATTCAGTCTTAGACCTGAGGCGCCATGATAAGTTAAACTCAGGATACTCTTGAGAATCAAATGTTTCCTCAAAAATATCCTTTGCAGACCTGTAATGAAGGCAAGTGAGCGGCTTGATTGCGAAGAGCATGGCTACATACTAGTAGCAGCGATTTCATTTCAATTTTACTTGGTGTTCCGTTCAAGAGCCTTTGCATTCCAGTAAATACTCTTAAGAACCTTGTTATCCCTCGGAGGAAGAGGGTTAGGGGCGCCTGGTATAGCCCTTGCAGTGTAAAAGTAGTTATTCGTATACTGGGTTAGTAGAGCTGATGCGTAGAAAGGATAGGGAAGATCATAGAGGAATCCAGCAGCATCAATATCGCATAGAAAGGTCTCATAGACTATTTTCTGTTCGTAGTGCTCTACCTTGCTAAACCTCCCTCTATAATGGCGGAGGATATGGTAAATCGCCGCATTATTAATATCATTAATCCTTCTGGAAGGTCCTAGGGGAAGAATAATTATAACGCGAAAGCAGGGCATTCTGATTATTATTGGGAAAAGGATAGGGGTCAAATTTACATCCAATAAATAGATGCTTGCCGCCTTCCTACTCGGCCTATTTGTGGCGGAAGGATATCAAGGAGCAGGTGTTCAGCTCTTCAAACAGAACGAGGTTCTTCTTGTTCAAGGATTTCGCTCTGGAAAATGGGGGTTTCCGAAAGGGCACAGAGAGCTCTCTGATCTTGACTGGAAGTCTGTGGCACTCCGCGAAGTGAAAGAGGAAACAGGATATGTTTATGGGATTGACTATGCTCTCTGTGATGATCAGGTGGCTCGGTGGGGATCGCGCCTTTATTGGAGAGGGGGCATGTTAACAGACAGGGGCCCTACCCATAATGTGACGGAACATAGGGGTGTTCAATGGTTTCCTAAGGAGAAGATGGAAGGTCTGAGGGTAACAAAGGATGTTGAAGAATGGATGCACTTTGATTATACAGTGTGTGCGGTTGAAAAAATTGGTGCGGTTGGCGTCCAGTAACAAAGGGTATGGAGGACGGTAAATTCTTCTTGGAGACTGTATGGTATATGGTCGCCGAGAGAGTTATTGAACGCGCTATCGAGGTCTATGGTCTCGATGAAGGACGAGCGGCTGCTCTGCGAGAGGTCTTTCTAAAGGGGAATTTGTATCGTGTTGAACTGAGTTAGTTACGGTGAAGTGGCAGGACATTCATGTCACCACTTTCTTCTAAGTGGCAGGACATTCATGTCGCCACTTTCTTCTAAGTGGCAGGACATTCATGTCGCCACTTAACCAAAGAACAGCTTCACTCTATCCCTCACCGCCCCTCTGCAAATGTAGCATTGCGAGATCTGTTTTTTAACGCATGTCGCGCAATACGTATGCCCGCACGGATTGAGCCCAAACAGGATCTTCTCTGTGCAGCAGATGGAGCACAGCGGCTCAACCATAATATCATCCACAGTATTTCTGATAGCAACAGTATCTTTAAGAAAAAGGAATTTGCGATACGCTTCTATGAGAGAAACATAGATAGTCTCAATTTCATTATCATAAAATACCTTTTCAAGATATGCCTCGGTCGCTTCCGCAAGAGGCTGGAATGCTTCATTGTCTTTGAGCTCAGTCAGAACTACAATCTTCTTTTGAGCCCTATCAAATACATCAAGACGCATCTGTAGCATTGTGTCGAGTCTGATGATCTCCTCACCCGCCTCCTTGTATTCATTCATTAACCATTGACTTTGCGCCTGGAATCCCTTAAGACTAGGCTCAAATTTCTTCAGACCCTCTTCAATAACAGGAGTAAGATCAACACCTGAACCGTCCATTGCGATGCCACGTAGAGTATGGTGGGTGGGCTGGAAGTTGCCCCGTGAGAATCTGCGAAGAAGAGCTTCAGCAGGTCCAAGAGTCGGATGCTTGACCAAGGGCTTCGCGGCAAATTCTAAGAGGTCATTCACCTTTGTTAAGAGAAACTCGCGGAGTCGACGCTTCCACTGGATCTGAACAGGAGGAATCTTCTCCTTTATTTCATGAATATGGCGGCTTACCACATTGTTCATAGCAGTTGTAAACGGTGTTGAATCATTTGACTCAAAGGATATGGGCCGTTCATTCTCAGCATCTTGCCAATTTGCAGGCGCAAACGGCCCTGCGAAATCACTGCTTTCAGATTCCATCTAGTTGAGAGGCTCTTTTGAAGAGGGTGGGTTAGACCGCGGTAGAGTTAACAACCTCTCGTATTACAGACAAGCGACCAGTCATAGGTGCCAACTCGGGCTCTCTCGGATCAGGAAATACCGTTACGACGGTATCCTCTTCATTCTCCTTGCTAACAGAGTCAAACTGAAGATCACCGCCCTTTTGTCTTAATAAACGGACCCTCTTCATATATCTGTTCTTTCTCAAGGCCTTGCGAGTCTTCTTTGCAAAGCGTGTAAAACGTCTGGACCGTGATAAACGCTTCACCATTTAATGTAAAGATAGAAAAGAATGAGCTCCGATGATATCCATTTCTTCTTCATGATGCGCGAGCAGATTAAGCTCTTCCACTGGCAAACGAAGGTCTACAGCCGTCACAAGGCGACGGATGATGTCATAAAGGCCCTGGATGAGAGCATTGATAAATATGTGGAAGTCTACATGGGTAAGTATGGTCGTCCGAAGATGATCTCCCGGAATAACACGATTCGTATACAGAATCTCTCAGAGAGCTCTATTGTTCGCTTTATCAAGAGCTGTATCCAACATTTGATCAAGGAGTTACCGAAGGGCCTCAAGCCTACAGATACAGACCTCGTGAATCTGCGCGATGAGATGCTGGGTGAACTCAACCAGCTCCTCTACTTATTTACTCTTCGCGGATAAGAATTTGAGGTGATCACCTTCCTCCAAGCCGAGAGCCTTTGCATCGCCAGCATTGAATTCAATTGCATGCTGCGCATTGTAGGTCGATGTAATGTCCTCACAGACCTCTCCTGTTCTACATGGTTGTGCACCTCTTATAATACTGACAATTCTGAGAGATCCGTCCAGCCAGACAATATCTAGAGCAAATCGCATATTCATCATCCACATACTCCGACGCTTGGCCTTATCCGTAAAAAGAAAGAACATCCCTTGAAGATGGGGTTGTTTGTCTCTGAACATGAGTCCTTGTCGCCGAGTTTCCTCGGTTTGAACAAGCTCTGCTTTGAAGAATCGGCCTTGGCCTTTGTTAACACGAAAAGAGAGTAGGTCGCCCTCTTTCATCTAATTATATTATAGAATGAGTTGCGATCTAAGTGGATTTACGCAGCTAGACTTTTCCCAGAGTCAGACTTTTAAAACGGCTGTGAATACCTTTAACCGTATCCAGGCATTTGACAGTAATGTGAGCACACTAAAGCATATTGGTGCTATAAATCAGTATTATTACAATTTTAAAGATTATACTGAAAAAAATAATTATATACAGGGTCAATTACTCTTAAGACAGAGTTATCCTACTCAAAGCACTATTTGGACCTCTGTCCAACGGAACTGACACTCTTGAAGAGGTTGGAGAAGTAGGCGGCAAGAGTGATATCTACTGCTATGAAATATGTCTCTGGTGTAAAGGTGAGAATCTCCTCTTTACACGGTAGGCTTTTGGGGTTTCCTGCTCCTGCCGACGACTGTTCCTCGGAACTTGGAGAGAGTGGCTGCGAGCTGCTCTTCCCAGTTGGGGAGGAGACTGAGTTTTCCCTCGACGGACTTGGTTCCAAGAAGGATGGCCTTCGGATCTGCATTGATATCGAAGTAGTAGACATTTCGTTCTTTGTCTGACCAGTAGGGGACTCCATCGATCACTTCGCGCTGCATACTAGGGCTTAATGAGGGGGGCTGGTCAATTTTATTACTCAGCATTCCCTCTCAGAAGTCGGCATTCCCAATGATGACTTCTTTAGAAGTCGGCATTCCCAATGATGACTTCTTTAGAAGTCAGCATTCATTTTGAACGCCATATCCTCCTTCTTCTTACCCGATGCCGCCTTGGCATACGTGCTCACGCGCTTCTCAAAGAAGTTGTCCTTATTCTCCAATGAAATGCGCTCCATGAAGCCAAACGGATTCGTCGAGCACCAAATCTTCGGGTAGCCCAACATCAAGCAGAGGCGATCAGCCACGAACTCAATATACTGCGCCATCAGCTTTGCATTCATACCGATCAGCTCGCAAGGAAGAGACTTCGTGATGAACTTCTTTTCTATTTTTACAGCCTCACGGATTAGCGTGTGGACCTTCTGCTTCGGCAGACGATTCACAACCTTGCTATACAAGAGGCAGGCAAACTCCATGTGGAGACCCTCATCGCGCGCAATGAACTCATTGCTTGTCGTCAGACCAGGGAGGAGACCGCGCTCCTTCATCCAGAAGATAGCACAGAAGGCACCACTGAAGAAGATGCCCTCGACCGCGGCAAACCCAATAAGACGCGTGGCAAAGTCGGCATCCTTGGAATCAATCCAGCTGAGAGCCCACTCGGCCTTCTTCTGAATGCAGGGAATCGTCTGGGCGGCGTGGAGAATCTTATGCTTCTCCTCCTTGTCCGTGACGTAGTAGTCAATGAGCAAACTGTATGTTTCTGAGTGGACAGCCTCCATGTAGGTCTGGTTGGCATAGAAGTAGCGGGCCTCGGGCCACATCACCTCCCTGGAGAAGCGGGTTGCGAGATTTTCCATTACAATTCCATCGCTGGCTGCAAAGAAGCCAAGGATATTCTTGATAAAATCCTGCTCGGCAGAGTTTAGCTTCTCCCAGTCCTTCATGTCCTTGCTCAGATCAATCTCCTCGGCGAGCCAGATCACTGACTGCTGCTGCTTGCAGCGCTGCCAGAGATCGGCATGTCTAATCGGAAAGAGAACAAGGCGCTCTTCTGCGTCTGAGAGGAGCGGTTCAGGCTTTTGCTCGAGCTTTTGCTCGAGCTTTGGCTCAGAAGCAAGCTCAAGAAGAGGCGGCTCCTCGTGCAACGAACTCTTGCGAGAGGGGCGGTGGGTAGGGGACCGGACGGCAGGGGCACTCGTGTTTACTTCAGGGATGGTAGTAATCTCCATCTCGGCAGAAAACGTCGTAATTTTAGAAGAGAAAGGAGTTGTCATCTGGCGCTAAAAGGAAACTTTGTGGCCAGGCTGATCAAATTTATTGCTTGCGCTTTGTCTTTCCCTTTTTGTTATGTTTCTTACCAGTGCGTTTCCTGGTTCCTCCTCTTCTCCTTAAACAACCACATGTTAACCATGTGCACCAACTAGGACACGTTTCTTGAGGTGGCGGAATTTTTTCAAAAGTAGGTTGTCCACTAGGAGGAAGTCGTGCCAACATCTCGTTAACTCGTAAAATTACATTACTTGGTTTAAGATTACCTGTGGAGTATGCATAAGCAAATAAATTCTTATGATTGTCATCCCATGTGGGATTATATGTTGTATAGTTATTCCCAAAATCTGTATAAACAGCCCAAGGATAATATAAAAAATGTGGCATCAACTCTGTTCCCTTTGTTTTATTTCTTTGAAAAAGAAGCATTGTATAATCAAATAGATTAATATCATTTATAATAAAAAGACTACGTATAAAAGCTTGTAAAGTCGGATCACGTATCCTTGTTCCTAAATCAACAAGAAAAATAGCCATATCACAAGAAGTTGGTCGATAATTTGTTTGTGTTTTTTTATTTATAGTTTTTAGATTATCAATATAGTTTCCATAAGAGTTACCTTCAAAAAAAATAGAGCTTCTTCCAAAATCAATTAGTTTTACGTTTCCATCTTCATCAAGCATAATATTTCCAGTGTGTAAATCATTATGGCAAAAAGAAAATTTTTCAAGATTATGTAATATAGTTGCTACTTTAGATATAATATCAAGAACAGACTGATAACCAGTAGTAGATCTAGGTATACTTAAATATTCTTCAATATTATAAGGAATAACTTCCATTTTAATAAATAATGCAGTTTCTGAAGATGCTGCTGGTGCCCCAGAAGCCGCTAAAGAAGAGGCGCTGCTAGCTAGTGTGCTGCTTCTCGCATTACGTCTTATTGCCTCATTTTTAAATATTTCAGTTGGAACACAAATATTTTTTCCAACATTAACATTAGTTGAGAGAACAATAGGAATAAATAATTCAAAAAAAAAATCAACAATAGGAGATCTTTCTTTTAGATCAATAATAATTTTTTTGTATATTTGATTCTTTTCATTTCTATACATTATACCAAATCGACTTTTATCTTTATTTTTCGGTAACTGAAGGATATTTTTAATAGCGCCCCTCACAAGTAAACGTTGATCATCTTCAATAATTTTAAGAGTAGGAAGTTGTACTGCATAATCATATAAAATTTGAGTTGTTTCACCTTGTAAAGCCCTTATAATTTCTCTTATATTGCTTTTATCTCTGTTTAGAACTTTCATAAACTTATTCTCAACCGTCTCCATTTATTAGTAGTAATAAAATATTTTACAGGGCACTCTTTAAAGTTACGACATTACAGTAATGAGCCTTAAAATTAACAGCTCGCACATGCCTCGATAAAGTATCATGGAAAATAAGGGCAAGCGTTGGACAGATGAAGAGATCATTCAGCTCTTGACTTCCATCAGAAAGAAGAAGACACATGAGGAGCTGGCCGTTGCCCATGGTCGCTCTAAGAACTCTATCTTTCAGAAGCTCAAGGCGCTGGCCATTGATTATTACGAGGGTGAAGGCAAAACGGTGGAGGAAATCCAGCGTTTCACCGGGCTCTCAAAAGAGGTGATTGAGCAGGCCATCTTGGAATCTAGCGCCCCAAAGATCTACGCATATTACCGGGCATCAACAGGCAACTCAGGTATAAGTCATTCTTGGGAGGAGTTCTCATCGATGATCAAGGGTCTCAAGCAGATCACACATCGATCCTTCTCAAGTGAAGAGGAAGCTGCCGCGTGGATTGAGTCAAAGAAGGCGGAGGTGCCAGTGGCCTCAGCCACTGTAGCTGACGCCAGAGTGGCTGACGCCACCCTGGCTAAAGCGCCTGTGCCAACCCCTTTCCGTATCAGCTCTCTCTCAGAAAAGCAGCGGCTAGCCTTTGATGCTGTGCAAGAGGGTCAGAACGTCTTTCTGACAGGGCCTGGTGGCACAGGAAAGACATTTCTGATCGGCCTCATCAAGGAGTCTCTACCAAATGTGGCCCTAACAGCCATGACCGGTTGCGCAGCGCTCCTTCTCGGCCAGGGCGCAAAGACCATCCATTCATGGGCAGGAATTGGCCTCGGCACTGGGGGATTTGAGCAAATGATCGGCCGAATCCGCATGATGAAGAAGGCGGCTGTAGCATGGAAGAATACGCGGACCCTCATCATTGATGAGATCAGCATGATGACTCCCGATATTCTGGAGCTTCTGGACAAGGTTGGAAAGCGTCTTCGCAACTCGTCCAGGCCGTTTGGAGGACTCCAGGTTGTCTTTGTCGGGGACTTCTTCCAGCTCCCTCCTGTTGCAAAGGGTGTGGAGACGGCCTTCGCATTTCAGAGTCCTATCTGGAATGCCACAATTGAAAAGACAGTTGCACTAGACCGAATCTTCAGACAGGAGGATTCGGCCTTCCAGGAGATTCTGGACGAGGCACGCGTTGGAGAGATATCGGCAAAGAGCTTTACTACTCTGAAGTCGCGGTGTAACTTAGACTATAGTGGCGAGCTCATCAAGCCGACAATCTTGCTAGCCAGAAAGGCGGATGTTGAACTCATTAACAAGGGAAGCCTTGATGCTCTCCCTGGAGAGGTGCGCCTTTACAGCGCGAAGACAAAGAATGGAAAGCATCCTCCCTCTGAGGTAAAAAAGATTGTGGAAAAAATGGATGCGAATAGCCCCTATGTGCCTGAACTTGTTCTCAAGAAGGGAGCACAGGTTATGCTCATCAAAAATGTGGACCCAGAGAATGGTCTCGTTAATGGCTCTCGCGGCATTGTGACGGACTTTACACCACAGGGAAAGCCAGTTGTTCATTTCAAGGTCGGCACTGAGATCACGGTTGACTATGAGATCTGGGCATCCGACCACGAGTCCCCAGTTGAGAGGATTCAGATTCCTCTGTGCCTCGCGTATGCGCTCACTATTCACAAGTCGCAGGGAGCCACTTTGGATTGCGCTCTTATCGATGTGGGCCCAAAGATCTTCGAGTATGGCCAGGCATATGTGGCGCTGTCGCGGGTAAAGAGCCTGGAGGGTCTCTATATTAGCTCAGTCTCTGCTGAAGCGTTCCGTGCACATCCTACGGTTAAGAGCTTCTATTCAGGCACCTACATACCTCTTGTAAAGGAAGCTCCTCCTATGCTCCCTGAGCTGAATACGGAAAGCTACGCCTTTGATGAAGAGGCTGTTGTTCTGAGAAAGCAGCCCTCGATTAATACGTTCTTTACTGGTCTTGGTCGCAAGGCTTAATTACTTAAATGCGCTCGGTAAAGAAGCCATAAACGCAAAGATGCTCATCGGCGCATCTGTTTTCAGTTGAAAGATACCCGCCTCCGTTTTATTCAGAGTCAGAGTGCGAGTCTCCATATCAAGACGCTTTTCCTTGGCACACAAGTCAAGGAAAAGCTTCATAAAATCACCATAAAGAATTGTATCTTCTTTGTGGCCAAGCGTGAGCAGCCACTTTTTTGTTGCCGCCTTTGGCTTTAAAATAAACTCCTCAATGCTTGGAGTTTGTGTGCGCAGCTTCTTGAAAATGCGGCGAAATCCTGTGTCGGCTTCCTTGGCCGCCTCCTCAATTCCTCTTGCTGCTTCCCGTATTTCCATGCATATATCCTCGGAGGAGCAGTTTTCGAGTTGATCAAAATCAAGCTCCATACTCACTTGATTCTGGGTATTATGTCAAATTTATGCCCAAAGGGCTTCAGGCTAAGGCAGCGGCCGACGCTTTTATCCCGAAGGGTGTCAGGCCAAAGCAGCAGCTGACGCCTTTAGCCCGAAGGGCGTCATGCTAAGGCAGCGGCCGACGCTGCTAGGCTTTGGCCTCAGGCCAAAGCAGCAGCTGACGCCGCTATGCTAAGGCAGCGGCTAATGCACTGATCGGGTGGTGAACCTCAATCCATGCAAAGGCCGGCACCTCATCCTGACACTTCATTGATACAATCCAATGAGGCGGAACGATTAGCATGTGACCAGGCCGTAAAACAATGTCCATATACTGCACTTCAGACAAGAGAGGGCACTGACTCGGCGACAGCTCCGTAAGAAACAGCCCTTCCCACCCTTTCGGTAAAAACTTCGTGGACGCCGACATGAAAATGGAGCATGTAAATGTGCCGTTAGTAGGAAAAAGGAGTGTGTGTGCGGCAATTGTCTGCCTCATTCCTGCTGAGCTCAGATACGCCTCGGTGCTCAGTGACATGAGGCTGCCATAGATATATTCCTCCTTAATTCTCTGAAACCAAACATGCTCCGCCCAGATCTGAAGACCGAGCTGATTTGCGAGGCTGCGACGAAGGTCGGGAGGTAACACACTTAGACTCTGCCCCTTCGGCGATTCCAGATAGCTTCCTAGGGTAACCCCTGCCCCCACAGGAAGAGTCTGGATTCTAGGGGTTGTTTTCAGAATATCAAGGGTCAGAACTTTCGGTTGACCAAGACCTCGTATCACAACAGGGCTGTTTTCACTCAAAGGATCTGAAAGAGAGTCAAGTTTGTCTCCCTCAATCTGTAAAATAGTAAATTCTGTAGAGACTTGTTTATAAAAGAAAACAAGAAGTAAAAAGGCTATGAGAAAAAACAGTATGATCTCAATCATCTTATCTTACGAGTCTTTCTGGAGTTCTGATTTGTGCGCAGAAGGCTCGTGAACAGGTTCGGCATGAAGTTGTGCTGCTTGATGTTCTTGATTTCCTTCTTGGTCAGCTGCTTCTTGTTCTTCACTGCCTTTCCGTTCTTCCTCGTGATGACCTCCTTCACCCCCTTTCCGTTCTTGATCACCACTCTCTTTATCTTTTCCTCCTTCCCCTGCGGCCCCATTACGAAGTGTTCCTGCACTGAGTTGTAGCTGAACATTCTTCTTAGTGCGGCGAGTTTTTGCCTTGAGGTAAGTCTTAATAGGGGTTATAGAGCGGCGGCCCGTAACACGGCGCGTCTTTACATTACTGTGTCTCTTAAATAAATACAGAATGGCATTGAGTTTGGTCGTATTGATCTCTTCATCTGACTCACTCGGTGTCGGAAAGAGTGAATAGGGCGCGTAAGCAGTACCTAGCCACCGCTCCAACGTCGGGCTCATGTCCTCATCGAGGATCTTGGAGATTGCATCCTGTTCCTCTTCTGTTACCACATCATCCAGTTGTTTGACAAGGCCTCTAAAATAGGCATCAAGCTCTGGAAGATTCGGAATATTTGCCATATGCTCAGGGTCCGTCCATGTATTAAGATAAGGCTCAAACCCTTTCGGTGCATGGGTAAGTAAAAGGTCTAGGTGCGAGTCCCAGAGCTCTTCATTGTCTGTTGATAAGCGGTGAACACAGAAGCGTCTGAAACTCCAGATTAGAAGTTGTGTTAGCACTGCATTCCATGCGTTTTTTGGCTTTTGCTGAAAAGGGCTGTCCATCTAAGAATGCGCCACTTGTAATCTATAAGGAGCAGCCGCATGTTCCACTTTTCAAAAAAATCTATTCGGGTCAACGATGAGCAGTCCGCCGCCATTCTCAGACCACCAGGCGTTCATCAGCGAATTCTCGCCTCGGCCGGCTCTGGAAAGACAACCACCTTGACGGCGCGTATTGCCCAACTTATAGAGGGGTTCGGAGTCCCTGCCGACCGTATTGTCCTCATGACCTTTTCCAGAAACGCGGCGAATCAGATGAAGGCGCGGATTGAGGCTCTGATCGGACCCACTCGCATCTGGGCAGGCACCTTCCACGGACTTTCTAGAGAACTTCTTCAACAATTCAGCCCAGAATCTCTCAAGACTCTCTATTTCGTCGACGAATTAATCGGAATGGGAGAGGAATGGCTCAAGACGCAAAAAGGTCGTGCATGGGTTGGAAAGCTCAGATATGTGGTGGTCGATGAGTTCCAAGACATCAATGAGGCTCAGTGGCGGATGATTGAGCGCCTTCTTCATCCTGGGGCCAGCCTGATTATTGTCGGTGATGACTGCCAGAATATCTATACATGGCGCGGGAGCCATGTGAAGTATATTTTGGAACTGCACACAAAGATCCGAGGACTCGTGGACGACCAGCTTCGGAGAAACTACAGATCACGAGAGTCAATTATTCGCGTCGCGAATACGGTGATGGCGCGTATTCCTACCCTGGAAGGAAAGGGGTCTATGTTGGCAGAGAAAAAGGGTGGGGAGAAGCCCCATGTTCGCTTTTTCTATCGGCTATGTGATGAGACGGACTGGATCATCAAGACGATTCAGGAGTGTATTAAGAAAGAGGGGGTAACAATCGCCGTCCTTGCCAGAACAAACTCGGATCTGTATCGCATTGAAGAGGAGATGATACAGAATGGCCTGAAATGTCGGCTGCGCGATATTGGCATTGATGAAGTGACGGGCGAAGGGGCCGTGATTGATCTTGTGACTTTGCATGCGAGCAAGGGGCTTGAATGGGACATTGTCTTTCTGATCAATTGCAATGATGATGTCTTTCCTTCCTCCAAGAAGCCTCATAACATAGTATGTGAACGGCGCCTGTTCTATGTGGGCGTTACAAGGGCGAGAGAAGTGCTCCATTTCAGCTATACGCGCGATGAGCGTGCTCTATCTAGGTTTGTCCGCGAAATCCCTAACCAGCTTATGACTTATCACGGACTGGCGCGATTTTGTCTATCTGATTTGGAAATCACGGAAGGAAAGAAGAGGCTGCGTGACCTGATTGCTGGTTTGGACGGTGACGCGTTGGCCGAGCTCCGAAAAGATGGTATCTTGAACTGGCTTTCAAAAGACTGTCTACAGATTGACTCCGTCTTCAGACCAGGCGAGGTGTGGACCACACCCTCCTGGGCCACAGGAGAACATCTCGGAGATTTCCACCGATTTCTACGAATCTGGGTTCTCAGACAAACCGCCTTAATCGCGAACATCCCTTTTCGTGAAACGGTGGTTGAAAAGATGCTGTTTACGCTCCGCATCTTTTCTGAAGATAGAGAGTTCTGGCAGAGCTGGTCCAATGAACTGCGTGACTGTATTCTTGAGTTTTTTGATGGAGAAGAGGCGCGGGCGACACCTCCCTCCATTGATTACACGATGATTGATCAGTGGGCCAAGAAGAGGGGTCTTCCTTGGGAGCCGCGCGATCTTATCCGTGCCACCAGTATCGTGGCCAAGATCCGTGGACAGCTCCGCCCTTTGCGATTTGATTCCTATAGTTTAGAGGAATTTCGCATTGCGCCTGCCCGCTATGTCGTGCCCACGGAATGGAGAGCCGATGTTCTAAGAAGTTGGCGCCGTTTATCTGACCCTGAAAAGTCGTGGAAAGAATGCCTCGTGGATATGTGGAAGATGGGTGCCATGTCTCTTGTTGCAGAGGGGCGAAATGCGGCCATGTATCGTGCCACTGCCATGAGTGACAAGTTGGCCGATGATGATCTGCACGAGTATCTAGAGTGTCTGGATGCGCGTCTCACTGAGTGGCTCTCGAAGAGGCAGATTGTGGGAATGAGTGAGCAGGTTAGCTACGAAGACCAGTTTAATGAGACGATTGATCTCCATACGGTTACAAAGAGCGAGGGGGCTTTCTGGAAGATAGGGGAAAAGGCAGAGACAGGAGACTATGTCTTTCTTGCCATGACGAGCTGGTTTTCTGGATTGAAGAACTCCTCCGTAGGTATTTTCTTACCTCTGGAGGGTCGTTTGTTTACTTTGTCGTTGCCTGTCGACTGGGAAATTAAGGCGAAGCACCTACTAATAAAGGCTTCTGCTGCTTCGTAGGAAAGGACTGCTTGTATTTGTCCTGCTTCGTCGCATTCCAGAAGAGGCTGGACGAGCGAGACAGATTGATCTTGTCCTCAGCCTCTCTGCAAGGATAAGGACCTGAACGGAGGAGGGCCTGAGGCATGGCAAGCTCCGAGACGAAGCGGCTGTCGGCAGGCTGCTTTCTGTTCGGAACTAAGAGACGTGAATTAAACATATCTCCTGAAGGGGAAGGCTCATACTGGTCGGCCTCGCAAACGCCGAGGTGTCTGTCTAGGCGGCGGAGTCTGGACTCGTTGTCAATGGCCGCCTGGTAGAGGGTAGGAGGATAGTGCTCTCCGCCGACGGGCAAAACGGCCGAGGGATTTACAGCGGGTGCAGGCTGATTCTCTCCTGATGTCGTATATTCAAGACAGACCTTGACCCAAGGGCGAGGATCCATAGGAAGAGGAACACTTGTTTCAGGGAGGGTGTGTCGGAGTATCATTGTTGGATCCCAGTGATACTGTAAGCAAACAGGGGGGTAAAAGGGTCTAGGACCCTGGTCCTGGACAGGAAGTGTTTGAACAGGTGTGCCCTTTTCTCTGGGAAAATTGCGTGGGGGAACGGCCTCCATTACTACCGTCTATACTTATTTTTAAGGAAGCTCTCCGAGCTTCCTTAAAAATAAGGTATGACGGGTTATTAGTCGTTTGGGCTAAATTAAGAAGCCTACCGGCTTCTTAATTTAACCACGACGTTATCATTTATGTTTAAATAATTGAGGAGCGGAAATTAAGCCACAATACAACAGACAGAACACTACCCACAATAAAGCCATTGCCTGCACTCATGAGTGACTTATCCACTAGGTAGTAGAAGGCTACAGGCATGATTACATACGAAAGTAGAACGTAAAAGAGCATGACGCCTACAAACGACTGAAAACCCTTCATTTATATACCAGGAACATAGATAATATTTGATCCAGGCTTCACAAATGTTATCTGCTCCACCAACTGTATGACTGCATTCCATTCACAGTCATTGTTATTGATCACTGCACCCGTGCTATCCAACCAAGTAAAGCTCAACTTATCCACTTTTGGAAGAGGAGTCTGATAGGTAATCGGATTGCTAATGAGAGTCTGTGAATACGAGCCAAATGAGTTTAGCAGAAGCTTTCCAAAATACGCCTTAACGGAGCCTGTTGGTTCTTGACTCTGTTTCAGATTCTCCTTGTCTCCTGTTGCGATCTGATTCATGTCGAACTCCGTATTCATTCTCAAATTAATGTAGTCATCAAGAATCTTATAGAAACTTTCCGCTACATGCGTGGTGTCATAGGGTGTGTCCTCCTTAGCATACCCCAGATTCCAACCGAGGCCCCAGTTGTCTTCTGCGGTCACTTTACTGTTCATGAGTGAGCTCTTCCACAAGATTGAATAAATAATCGGGTCTGTATATCGTTGCCTATTCGTCGCTGAGCTGGGTATGATATTTCCTAGGTCATGTTTAATAAACTCTTGTAAATTGGAATTTGTTCCTGCCAATATATTAGTCAATATATTTACATTGGTTTGATACTGTGTATAGAGAGTTATAAAGCGATTTAAGAAATCTCCAAATCCTACTACATTTGAGTAATTGGATCCAGCGTATCCTTGGATGATATTGGAACCGAATACGCGCCCATTTGAATCGAATATAAAATTGTTATTGAAAAGATTAATTACATTTGTATAGTTGCTATTAAAAAGGGTTGGCTGTGTCTGCGAAAGAAGAATCTCATTAGACAAATCTATCAAGCGAACATATCCAAAATCATAACGGTTTGGAAGACTAAAACGCACCATTACTTGGGATTTTTCAGTAGGTGAATAGCCGCGAACCGCAAGATAATAGTAGTCAGATTGTTTAAAAAGAGGAACATCTAGAGTGCACGCATTGAAATTGTAGCCAGAAAAGTTCGTATCTGAGACCATGAAATTAGTTTCAAGGCCCCACTTATTTGCAGAAATGTCTGATATATACTTTGAAGTAGAATCATATGCAAACATGGCGGTATGAGGGTATTCTGGAAACTCAAGTCCACTCAGATCCTTGATTGGATTGTATTCACGTGCAATCTTTCTCATCACAATACGTTGGGTAGGGTAAAAGATCTGGTGCGCATTTATAATACTAACCTTAAAATCAATTGAATCTCCACGGTTGCCCCAGATAGGTGTATAGGTGAGAGCGAGCGGTGTCGTGCGGTTTGTCTCATTGAATAGACACCAAAAGGATCCGCCTCCACCTCCAACTATTTTATAGGGACATAACACATTACCTTGATCACTTTTTATCACTTGAACGGCATTGCTTGTATATGCGTTACTTGTGCCTGGAACAGAATTAAATCTGTAGAGATATATTTGTGCATATGTGTTCTTAGGAATACCTGCATTCTCTCCCATCTCAATCATATCATAGGACATGAAGATTTTGTTCTCATACGGATTCTGAACAAGTGTAATGTCACCAAAGGCATTTGACGTATTTGATGTGTAAATGTTGAGCCTCGTGATATTAGCAACCAAATTACTATTTGTGCTTTTGTATATAAAAGGGCTACCAATATTGGTCATTCTGTCAAAGGCAGTAGAGTCTACTGATATATCACTGAAATAGATTGGATTTACATAGAAAAGGCCGCTCTGGAAATAGGGGGTGTTTTGTTGCATATTCACATCTGCAACAAAGTCGCGGGCCTTGTATTTTAGAGAAGGTAGATCGGCCTCTATAAACGGAGTTCTTGCAGCAATATAAAAACGGCCAAACGGCTCATTCTGGGCTTGGAGCAGCTCATACCGTGGCCTGAGCCCCTGTAGACTTGTTGGAAGAGGCTCAATATAGAGGAGAGGCTGAGTGGGCCCACCCTTTACCATCCCCACCTGTTCTATGTTTTCATACACAGAGAGAATAGAATTCCAGTTGCCATATTCAAAGGTGAATGTGAATCCTCCATAGTTATTATAGTTAAAGGAGTCTACATTAATAATGTCATTTGAACTGGCAAATGGATAGAGACCGTTTGAACTTGAAATCGTGGTTTGGATTGTAACAATCTGTGTGGCTGGATCATAGGTCTCAATCTGGAATGTATATCTATAGTGTCCAAGGTTATCAAGTGTTGCGGCAAGGCCGAGGAACGCGAAAAGGTTTGAACTTCCACTTATTCCTACAAGTTGCGCATTCGGTAGATTTGTAAAGAAAATATCCTGTGTGAATGCATTTTTGAGGGTAAATTCGCGCGTTGTCACATTATTTTCATAGGTATACATATTCAAAATTCCTTGGAAAGGGAAAATAACATAATTAGAAACACGGAAACAGGGCTGTGTGTAGACTGGTGGATAGGAAAAGGGGGAAAAGGGTTTACATCCACTTGGATCTGATACAAGAATAGGTGGTGCTAGATATTGGAGAACACTTGATCCAATAGGGACTGATTGTTCATACTGGGACATGCTCTGATCATAGCCGGCTGGAGGACCTCGTAGCAAATCTGCATGTGTTTTCTTTTTTGGCTGCACAACAAACGTATCAAGTGGTGTGCTCACACCGTCCATATAGAGGCGAGATGCGCTTACATCTGAATAGTAGGGATAGGGAACGATAGATCCTGATAAAAGACTGAAGGTTGTTATATTGGAGTTTGCATCAAACGGAACAATTGAATAGAATGCATTGCTATCAACAATCATTTTACCCTGTGTTTGCGCATATCCATTGATATATGCATTACTTATTGGTATGTATTTTGTGCTCTTTGCCCATTCATAATAGGTTCCTTCTACAAGGTCAAATCCGAAGTTTGTTGTCTGAGTAGGCGAATACGTGATGGAACTACTCAGATCGAACACCATCGTAGCATTAGAGAGTTTAACCTGTTCGCCTGTGAGCGTATTCAAATAGGCGGCTGGATAGATACCCAGATGTTTTATACGCAGATTTGGATCAATCGTGGGGGTTCCTGATATGTGCGCACTGCGGAACATAATCTTAGAAACGTCCCAGATACCGTCGTCTGGTATAAGAGAAATACCCATTACACCGTCGCCAAGTGAGAGGGTATCATTATTCAGATCAGCACCGAGGCTGAGCTCATTCGGAACGAAGCGATAGCCTGATAGGTCTGGAATAGCACCTAGCACAAGTTTCTTACTAAAAGGATCTGGATAGGTGAGGCCAGCAACAAATGGATAGCTCTGAAGAGTGGAAGGAAAGGGGCCATTGGATGTATACTTGATTGACATGAGATTGGCTGGAACATAGGGCTGATTTGCCGTGTTCGGTATGAATACGTCACTATACCAGTGTGCAATGACCGACTCTCTTACTGGCGGGATCGTAGGAGTATAGGTGAATTTTGCATTGGACGTGATAATCTGATTTGAGGATCCTGTGGAAATGTATGTCATGGTGGTCGAGTTATACCCTGCGCCCACTTGGAAAATATATCCTGTAATAGGATCAATGCGCGTTTTTGAGATTAGATTCGTATTGCTCAGTGTCTTGGGTGTATAGCCTACGTAGTCGGTCAGATCGGTAGAGACTCCATTTGAATCATAGCCGAGGGGCACATATGCATTTCCGAATGGCAGAAAGTTCGAGTCGGCGCCGTTATTGGAGGTTTGCTGTTGGATAGGTAGGCGAATAAAGTTCGAGTCGGCCACGGCGGCGTAATTGAAATTGGAGAGATTCAGTGAAGGATTGGCCAGAGGATTAAATCCTGTGAGCGACTTACTGAGGGTTGTAAAGGTTGTTCCATTCGGAAAGGACGTGACGAAAAGAACATTTGTTGTTGTAAATACAAGGCTCTGGGTTCTGATCATCACGTAATAGGTCTGATTTGCATAGGCTGTAAAAGTTACAGAGTTTGTCGTTGTGGTTTGAATATAATTCAGAGAATTCTCCTTGCGCGTGTTATAGACATCTGCCATGAAGGCTCCACGATCATGATAGAGAAAGATTTGGAAGGGAGAGGGAATCGGTAGATTGGTTGGAGAATTTACAAGCGTAAAGGTGAGTGAATAGGTGTGGACCTCCCCTGCTACATGGGAAGGAGGAAGAGGTGCCTTCACCGAGAAGAAGAGGCGATTATTTTGAATATCGAATGGAATGCTTGTGCTGCCCCAGAGTGCAAGTGCATCCGTGTAGGAAATGCCGAATGGGAATGGAGGTAGCTCTACAAAATTCTCGTCAAAACCACCTGTCACATCCATTCCAGCATTCTGTTGATTCTGCACAAACGCATAGGAATTATCGAAGATTTTCTGGTGATTCGTGTCATAGGTTACGGCGTTAAAGGGGGGGTAGCGGTATTTGGTCGGTCTGGGGAGAACAGTGGCCCTCAATGTCTGCCTCGTATACGACTTGAATCTGAACACCGTATACTCAGTGGGATTAATATTTGTGATGATATTGGCCGACTTGTAGATGGGATTCTGATAGACGACACCGCTCACATCAATGAAGGGCTGCAGATAGTCTGCGACATCGACGACGAGATTGTAGGGGTGACTATAGTCTTTCGTGGAGCTCGGATTTGCATTGGAATTCAGATTTAAAAAGGTAGAGACGGTGGGATTCGGCAAAGAAACAAGGTTGGGCCAATTAATAGTGGCGGTGCTGCGGAAACTGCTCAGTTCATTTTGGAACGTGGGTGAGATATTGCGAAGAACAACGTTTGAATCGTAATTGATACTCACCCCAATATTAAGATACGCATTTGTGATAGGCATCTGATTATATACTTGTGTGAAGTAGTCGAGTGAATAGGAGTTGAAATTGATCCCAAAATAGAGGGCGAACATTTTCTGAAGATAGTAATACATGTCTGTAAGCGTAGCAAGTAGAAGCTGTTGTTGCGACTTGATTACATTATACTGGGCTAGCGTTAAATTGTATTTGGACAGCTGCTCAATGAAATATTGATTATACTTGATATTGAGCAGGGCAATTAGGCTCGTGTTCAGGCCTGAGGAACCAATCGTGACACGATTGCTATTGGTATTATATGTTACAGTGTATTCATTGATAAGGGAAAAACGGAACGTATGTTCAAGTCTGTATTGATCAAGAACAGGAGCGTTGAGTGTAATCACTTGAAGAATAACAGGATCATTAATACCCTGAAATGTATAGATGCATCGACTTCTCACTGTTTCTGTCGGTAGGAGTGCAGTTGTTACAATATTGAGATTGATTACCCCTGTAAATGTTTTATCAAGAAGTGTTTCTTTAAGAACAGGATAATAGTATGCGACCTTGATTTGATCGATTGTATAGCTCGTTAGTTCACCGAAGAGGGTCTGGAAATAGTGAGAGACAATCTGGGATATTGTCGGCGTATTAATATAAATATTCTTCTCGGCATCATAGAATGTATCACCAGGTTGATTGAAGTTGAGAGAGAAATCGCCCGCGGCTGCGAAGAGGGGGGCAAAGTCTGTGAACCCGTTGGGATAGTCATAGAAAAGGGGGGTGTAATTTAGGGCGCGCTGTAACTCTGTAACAAGAGTCTGAATGGAATACGTCCCTTCTGTAATACTTGTTGTGACGGCATAGAGGGGGCCTGATGTATTTGTGACACCGTAGGAGCCCTGGAAAATACGGCCATTTTCTTGGATAGTGATGGTCAGATTTCTCTTGTCTGCGCGAAAATAGAAAAAAGAGGAGAGGAGTTTAATTTGGATAAGCTGGAAATTGGTGACGTTCTTATAGACCCGGGGAAGGCGAAGAACCACCTGGGTCGGCTGAGGATAGACAGATTTGTCTCTGTCTTGGCTGTCCAACATGATAATGCTGGTGACGGTTTCTGGGCTGGTAATAATATCTGGAAAGGGTGAGTTGGAGATATCATAGGGCGCCTCGTTGAATCGTGGATCCTCATAGATGAGCTGGGATCTGACATCTGGAAAGTCGGGTCCTGCCGCTTTTGCTAGCTGGAGATCGGATGCAAATTGTCTGTAATTCGGTTGATTTGTTGGACCAGTGCTTGTGTTATCAGAACTGATTGAGGAATCAGAATCAGAGTCTGACTCTGAGCCCGAGTCATAGGGCCTATAGTAAAATGTTGTTGGCTCAGCCATCCTATCCCTTTGTGGCGGTTTTACTTAGGTAGAATTTTATACACTTGCGGTGACTTTATTTTAACGAAGCTTTAGCTTCATTAAAATAAATGTCCAACGACTAATAACCCGTCATACCTTATTTTTAAGGAAGCTCTTTGAGCTTCCTTAAAAATAAGTATAGACGGTAGATGTATATCTTCTTTGAAAAAACCTCTACGCGAGATCTGCCTGATATAAGAATCTTAACAAAAGAGAAAGTTCTAGAATTAATAAAAGAGGATAATTCTGCATATGAACTTTATTTTACAGAAGATAATGCAATTCTTATACGAGTCTACTTTGATATTGAAAAGACAATTACCTCGTTAGACGAAGCCCCTGATGTATTAAAGAGTATGATGGATTTACTTTGCTCTAAATTTGGCATGAATCCAGATACATGGGCAATATGTGATGGAACTCGCGAAGGTCGTGCTTCATTTCATATAATATCAAAAAGGTTTTGTATTGATTTGGAAACATTAAGAGTTCTAACAAATAAACTAAGGAAACTAAATCTCACAGTTGATCATTCAATTCTAGATTTTAATGATAAGAAAGTTTATACATATAATATGTTTCGCCTTCCAAATCAATCAAAATCTAAGCGTTATTTTCGCCAAGATGGACCTCCTTTGAAAGTTATACAGGGATCTGTGGAAGATTGTTTGATTACATGTATAGATGAATTGGAATTGTATTTACCTTTAACGTCGTGATTTTTAGTCTTATTTTTAAGGAAGCTCGAAGAGCTTCCTTAAAAATAAGGTATGACGAGTTATTAGTTAATGAAGTCACGACGTTACCGATGTCAGGCCTCACACATGTGTGGGTGAATTTATCATACGTTTGGATTGATAGCAGCAGTAACATATATATTTGACATTACTCCTCCATAAAGAGTTGCTGCACTAAAAGTAACTTGAGTAACATTTTCTCCAATAGTATTATTAAAAAGTGTTAAATATTGTTGACCATCCAAGCTAGTAGTAGCATAACTTGGTGAAAATGTAATTACAAGATTACCCGCATCTCCCGTTGGTGCATCTACTGCTAGATCATAAGTAAAACTTACTTCCATACTAAGTCCCATAAATCCTCTTAGTATACCTATCTGAAAAACTGCTGGACCATCATAATCGGGAGCGCCAGGATTATTGCTAGTAGCATTAAGAGTAATGCTATTTGCAGACCCTGTATATGTAAATTGATATTGGCTTGCTATAGCACTATAATTATATGCGGGTTGATAGAATTGTTGAGCACTTGTTCCTGATATTTGAGAATTATAGTTTGCGATTACAGTGGCGGCGTAATAACCACCTGCTGCATTCGGCGTAAAGGATAAAGTGGCAGGAGATGTGCGATTTGTGAAGGTTTGAACAAGGGTGTCGCTCGTTGTGGGAGCACCGCTTAGTTTGTAGTAAAGGGCTATGTCATATGAAGTGGCGCCTGTTGTAGGAGTCCATGACACGGTTGCGCCTGACCCTGATAAACCTGAGAGTGTGGCCGTAGTCGACATACTGCTATTATTATCTATTTAATTCTTCTTTTCTAGACGACAATTAGTCAATATTTTTAAGCGCCACCGCCACCGCCACCTTGTGCGACAACCTGCCGCGATGCCGAGATTGAGGAAGTGTAAGAACTACCACTATACACTGAAGTAACAGTTGCTGCAAGATAGTAACCATTTGTCGCTGAACAGCTTATACCATTACCAGATGAGGCACTTGTCTGCGTTACTAAGAGTGTGCTTGAAGTTGTAACAGAAGCTGATGAAGCTTGATATATTCTAACAGTATAACTTAATGGTGTAGAAGCAGGGGCTGTCCAACTTACTTGACAATTCTGGGTAGTGGGTGTAGTAGGTATACTAACATTAGTAGGTGCCGCGGGCGCCGCAATATTAGGCCTATTTCTAAATATACTTATCGGTAGTAACGACATTTACTAATAATAAGGATATTAATTTGGGGTGGGTGCAAAGATTGACGGAACAGGGATCGCGTTCTGGAAAGGATAAGGAAAGGCGCTGCGCCGTGTTGATGTCGAGAGTTTGTGGACTCCTAGTGTTGAATAGCCTTGTAGAGTAGAAAGCTCATTCACAGCACGATCATAGGGGGTAATTGTAGGAAGATTCATTACTGTTGAAAGTGTGGAGAGACCCTCGAGTGTAGAGATCTGATTCATTATATTGATAGACATAGGTGTTACTGCTGATCCATTTACAGTTGATGTCTGAACAAGCGTAGAGAAACGAATCAACTGTCTGTCATACGGGGAGAGGAAGTTGATTGAAAAGGATGCCGTAGTTGACAGGGTAGACAAGGTAAACATCGAATAGATTGATTGGTCTACATCAATTAAAGGGACCATTTGAGTAATTGTTGAAGGTATAGGGGTTTGTGAATATCCTTTCGCAGCATGTAGGGTGAGAACAAGAGGGTCCTCACGGATTGAATAGGTCAGAATAATTCCATTCACTTGAACTTGAAATTTGCTTATGTAGTCTGAGATAGGTATGCCAATAAGATATTCAATATACTCCCATAAAAGACGATCATCGCCATCACTGCATAGATAGAGAGATCCTTGCATGCTGGGTTTTTGAAGAGTAAAGTTATAAACAGCAGCCGTATCGGGAAATCCCTTTGCCGCCCATGAAGCCATATTTTTCTTAAACATAACAGAGTCAAAAGAGAGAAGAGTGTCTCGGTTTCCCTTTTCAATTGCTCTCAGAACTTCTATGTTTTGTGTTAATTCGTCGATATCAACCAGGACTGAAAAGTTCGAAGAGGTTAGATCAACTGCCATCTACCATCTAATCTTATTTTTAAGAAAGCTCGAAGAGCTTCCTTAAAAATAAGATATGACGGGTTATTAGTCGTTGGACATTTATTTTAAGGAAGCTTTAGCTTCCTTAAAATAAAGTCACGACGGTAATTAGAAGAGAACAAAAGAACCTGAGGCTGTATTTACATTGGAAGCAACTACAATAGTCATACTCGTATTTGAATAGAGAGTTGTTCCTGCTGGAGGCGTGACTCCAGATACAGCACCTGTAAATGTCACTGTTGCATCAACAGAGCCGTTGTTTCGGAAGACAACATACTTTCCATAATTTGACGTGGTCAGCGCGTTTGTTAAACTGAGATTCACAGTCAGGGCGCCACCGCCACCTGTGAGATTATAGTAGACACCATAATATTCATTGGGGTAGATGGTAGGGCTAGCGGCTGTGTTTGTGGAATAGATAATGGCACCTCTGGAAGGGCCGTTTACATCAAGTGTGTAGGCGGGTTTAAATGTATTGAGGCCTAGTGTTCCAGCTTGTAGATCAGTTATAAAACCTGTTCCATATGACATTAACGTATAGTCTCCTCTATTATAGGGTGTGATGTATGTAATAGTAATTCGCCCATGATTATCATAACCACCATTGTGCCCAGCATTACCCGCCGTTCCTTGTGTATTTGTTGTGACTGTGAACATATTCTGACCGTAAAGTGAAGCGGTTGTATACCAAGAAGAGCCTCCGCCGCCGGCGTATGAACCAGCCCCGCCTGCACCACCATAGTATCCAGCACCTCCACCACCACCAGCAGAAGATCCACCTGTATTTAAACTTCCTGGAGTTCCACTACCGGTTCCTCCAGCGCTTTGCGTTCCTCCTGATGCATTATCATCTTCTGAACTACCTCCTGTAGAGCTTCCACCGGCTCCTCCATAATATCCATCAGAACCGGCGCCACCTCCAGCACCTGCTATAAGGATTTGAGCATTACTTAGATAGATTGAAGTGCGTCCACCACCTCCAGCAGAACCACTAGAAGAACCACCTCCTCCAAATCCTCCTTGACCTGTCCCTGTCCACCAGGCACCAGCGCTAAATCCTCCTCCTCCTACGAGAATTGTATAGGTAGTTCCAGGAACAACATAGAGAGATCCTGCTAAAGTTCCACCTGCTGAACCATAATAGACTAGATCTGCATAATTTCCACCTCCAGCTCCAAGAAGCGTTATATTAATCTGAAAAACATTAGGAGGACATGTCCAATACTGAAGCCCCCCTGTATAATTAAACACTACTGGTCCATCTAAAAGGAGTGATTTTGACTTTGTAACACCATTTACATCAAGATTGTATGTGGGAAGATTACAATTTACACCAATGCTTGATGTGACAATTTGGAGCGATGAAAACATTGTGCTGAAATCAACTGTTCCGCCCCCACTAGGCTTATTACTCGTAAAAGCGGCTACTGTTGAAACAGCTGTTGACCAGTCCTGGAGAATACCTCTCAGATAGTTGCTCGAATTTACAGTGTAATTGCTTGCATTACTACTGAATGTTCCAACAGAGCTTACTGATGTTGACCAATCCTGGAGAATATTTTTCATATAGTTGCTCGTATTCACTGTGTAATTGCTTGCATTACTACTGAAGGTTCCAACAGAGCTCACTGGGGTTGACCAGTTTTGTAGTATATTTGAGGCCCAATTGCTTGTGTTGCTTGTAAAGAAGGCGACCGTGCTTAGAGGGGTTGACCAGTTCTGGAGGGCACCTCTTAGATAATTGCTGGTGTTCACAGTGTAGTTGCTCGCGTTACTAGAAAAGGTTCCTACCGATGACACAGGCGTTGACCAGTCCTGCATAATACCTCTCAGATAGTTGCTTGAATTCACAGTGTAGTTGCTCGCGTTACTTGAGAAGGTTCCTACCGATGACACAGGTGTTGACCAGTCCTGGAGGGCACCTCTTAGATAATTGCTGGTGTTCACAGTGTAGTTGCTCGCGTTACTTGAGAAGGTTCCTACCGATGACACAGGTGTTGACCAGTCCTGGAGGGCACCTCTTAGATAATTGCTGGTGTTCACAGTGTAGTTGCTCGCGTTACTAGAAAAGGTTCCTACTGAGCTTACTGACGTTGACCAGTCCTGGAGGACACCTCTCAGATAATTGCTCGAATTCACGGTATAGTTGCTCGCGTTACTTGAGAAGGTTCCTACTGAGCTTACAGACGTTGACCAGTTCTGCAGGATATTTGCCATATAGTTGCTTGTAGCCACAGTGTAATTGCTCGCATTACTGCTGAAGGTTCCCACTGAGCTCACCGATATAGACCAGTTCTGGAAAGCGTTGGAGGCCCAGTTGCTCGTGTTCACCGTGTAGTTGCTCGCGTTACTGCTGAAGGTTCCTACCGAGCTCACTGATATTGACCAGTTCTGAAGGATATTTGCCATATAGTTGCTCGTGTTACTACCGAAAGTTCCAACGGAGCTCACGGATATAGACCAGTTCTGAAGGTAATTACGATCGTAATTGCTTGTATTGCTTGTGAAGGTTCCAACAGATGATACAGCGGTTGACCAGTCCGTGCTTGCAGCGGCTGCGAATCCTGATGTATTGGAGGTGAATCGACCAATAGATGAAATTGCAGTTGACCAGTCCTGAAGAATATTGGAAGCATAGTTGCTTGTGTTGCTAGTGAAGAGGGCAACCGTGCTCACAGGTGTTGACCAGTTCTGAAGAGCATTGCTTGTAAATCGTCCAAGCGTGCTCACAGATGTTGACCAGTCTTGGAACGAATTTGCAGCCCAATTGCTTGTATTTGTAGTATAGTTACTCGCATTACTTCCAAAACGCGCCACTGTGCTTACAGATGTTGACCAGTTTTGTAGTAGATTATAGTAATAATTGCTCAGATCATTAAAGTTTGCAGTTGAAATATAGCCAGCTGTTCCAAGACCACGCGTCGTTGACGTGAGCGCATCAATCGCGACCATGGTTCCAAGAGTTGTGTGTATATGCGAATAACTTGCTCCCTCAAAATATACATTGAGTGTCTGTGCGGATGATCCTGTATTATTGGCAAAAATCTTCAAGACAAGTGAATCACCTGCGACAATGTCTATATATTGTAATAATAAATTCGGTAATACCTGTGCCAAGGTTACTCCAACAATATCAGGCACAGTGATAGAGGTTGCGACTTGTGTTTCTGTTACACCGTTTCGTTTGTAAAGAACAGCATAGACTGACACATTTGTGGCGTCTGTTGAACTCGCAAAGAGATTCACATCCCAGAATCCACCGTTGATAAAGGTGGGAAGAGTAAAGTCAGATTGGAACTGCGCAACTGGGATATTATTGGTATTTCCTGATAGCGATATAGGAAGATTTGTTGCGGACGCTTCAGTTGAATTGATCTGAAGTCCCTTATAGGATCCAACCGTTACACTGTAATTTAGATAGAGCACAGTGCCTGTTGTATTTGGCGGGTTATTCACCAAGTTGAGCAAATAGTTGCTGGTATTACTTGTGAAGAAGGTTGCTGTGCTTAGAGGTGTTGACCAGTTTTGGAGTATATTGAACATATAGTTGCTTGTATTGCTTGTAAAGAGGCCAAGAGTGGAGAAACCTGTGGAGGTAATTCCGTGGAGGGAGCTCACGTTGGATGCGGTGTTGCTCGTGAACAGACCGAGGGTGGAGAAACCTGAGGAGACAATTCCGTGAAGAGAGCTCACGTTTGAGGCAGTGTTGCTTGTGAATAAAGCAACTGTGCTTACAGGTGTAGACCAGTCTATATTGTTATTCTTGAAGAAATTACTCGTGTTGCTTGTGAAAAGGCCAAGAGTGGAGAAACCTGAGGAGGTAATTCCGTGGAGGGAGCTTACGTTCGAGGCGGTGTTGCTTGTGAAGAGGCCGAGGGTTGAGAAACCGCTCGATACAATACCATGGAGGGAGCTTACGTTCGATGCAGTGTTGCTTGTGAAGAGGCCGAGGGTTGAGAAACCGCTCGATACAATACCATGGAGGGAGCTTACGTTCGATGCAGTGTTGCTTGTGAAGAGGCCGAGGGTAGAGAAGCCACTCGATACAATTCCATGGAGCGAAGACACATTCGACGCAGTATTGCTCGTGAACAGGCCAAGGGTTGAGAAACCCGACGAGACAATTCCATGAAGAGAGCTCACATTCGACGCAGTATTGCTCGTGAACAGGCCAAGGGTTGAGAAACCCGACGAGACAATTCCATGAAGAGAGCTCACATTCGACGCAGTATTGCTCGTGAACAGGCCAAGGGTGGAGAAACCTGAGGAGACAATTCCGTGCAGAGAGCTCACGTTCGACGCAGTATTGCTCGTGAACAGGCCGAGTGTGGAGAAGCCTGATGATGTGATCGCATGGAGAGAGCTCACATTTGACGCGGTGTTGCTAGTGAAGAGGCCGAGGGTGGAAAGACCCGTTGAATAGAGACCAGCGGCAGGCCCTCTCCACTGATTGAGTTCAAGTGTATCCGCGTAGATCATTCCAGTGCTCATATTAGAATTGTAAATACGCGTGAGGGGCACGTTATTAGGTCCTGTTTCAGACACCTGGAACTCGCTTGTCACATTTGTGAGCTGGCTTCCATACAAGATCAGAGGCTGTAGAACGGCTCCAGGGAACTGGCTGCGAACGATTGAATTGCCAGTTCCGTCTACGCCGAAAAGGATCTGATTATTCGGGCCCGACTGCCACTGCGCATAGATAGGGCCAGTGACTGAGTTTGCCGCAAACATGGGATTTGGCGCTGCACCTGTGTAGACTGATGAGAGGGTGTTTGAAAAGGTGATATTATTCGCAAATAGGTTCAGCGTGCTCACTCCACGCTGGACATCAATTGGATTGATAACACCTGATGCAAATGAAGATATGTAGCCAAATGTTCCGAGACCAACAATTGTGCTTCCTAATGCTCCTTGATTAATAGGATTTGCTGTAATGGCGCTAATATAGCCATATGTTCCTAGCCCAGCCAATGTGCTCTGGAGAGTTGCACTTGAGATTGCATTTAGATTGTAGAGATCTGAACCATCACCACGAATTGAACTCACAACTAATTGGATAATATCACCGGTAAAGGCCTGGATTAGTGTTGTAGACACAAGTGTTGAAGTGATTTTGGAGTATGCAGTTGTGGTATCACCAATAAGAAGAGTATTCTGTGCAGTAAGATTTCCAGCAGTAAATATTTTTGTGATCAGCTCATCGGATACGGTAAGACTTGATACGAGGGCTTTTTGAGCCCTCAATGTATTACTTGTCATATAGACATCGGAGCCGAAGCCGATGTTACCGACTGTGCTCAGATTAGAAAGGGTTGTTAAGCCTGGCACTGTAAGAGAGCTTGTGAACATGGAAGATGTCTTCGTAGCATTCGTAGCCTCAAAAGTGCTTGTCGCGATATTCGGACCCACAAGACTATTCTGGAAATTAACAGTGCCAACAAATGCTGAGGTGCCCGTTGTTGAAATACTGGATAGCCTGGCAGTAGCATAGACATTGAGTGAACTTGTTGTGGTTGAGGTAGCTCCAAGTGTGCTCGCACCCACATATTTGGAAAATGTCGACGAGTTGAAAAGGGTGTTCTGTGTTAGATAGAGATCAGCGCCAAAACCGATTTTTGGGCCGAGTGTGCTTAGATTTGTGAGGGTAGTATTGGAAAGGGCTGTGAATGTATCGACTAGGAGAGAGGCTGCGCTAATCGAGCTGATGTAGGCCGTATTATTCGTCATGTAGAGATCGGCGCCGAAGCCAACTAGACCGGATGTGCTAAGACTGGAAAGGTAGCTAGGGCCACCAACTGTCAGACTGCTACGCGCATATATAGTTCCAAGTGTAGACAGTGATCCATACATGAAGGTGCTACCACCCACATTCATGCTGTCAAACACATTCAAAAACCGTCCAGCAACAATATCAAGGCCGGTTGACAAGGTGCTGACAATTGAGACATTACCCGTAAAATTTGCATTTCCCTTGGTGCCAAAACGGGCCTGCGTGGTTCCAACATAGAGATTTCCAGCATTTGTTACGTCATTTTTGGCAACGACGTTCTCGACATTCAGTGAGCTAACCTGCATAACCGTTGTGGAAAAGACAGTCTGGGCCTGGATACTGCTCACGATCATGAAGCCGGCCGTTACACCGAGCACATTGGCAACGGTGGTGGGTGCGGGAAAGGCAAATGTGTTTTGGAGAACCCACGTGGTCGGATCGCGACTTGCCACAGTCACAAAAGCATATGGCTGCGTTAGAGTATAGGAGCTGACACCGTCAAGGAACTGGGTTCCTATCATTGTGCTAACCACAATACGTCTAGAAGCACTCAAATTACCGGTTGTATCGCGAATGCTTACGATACGTCCGGGAAGAGTTGTTGTTGATAGAAGAACGACGATATCATTATTATCGACAAGTGATTGTGTATTCAACAACACAACAGATGTGTTGGAATCCACTGTTACCTGTTGAATCACAGACGTCGGCATACTCTATTGAACAGAGAAGATAAGGTTTCTTTGATTCATTCGCATAATGTCGTCACTTTAAATTAAATATCAAACGACTAATAATCGGTCAATACTGCTTAAAAGTAGTCTTCAATGTAGAAGAGATGAGCAAGAATCCACAGATAAATGCGAGTAATTATATTTTGAATATTGTTGAACTACAAAATGTAATTACAAATGTTACAGGCCAATCTGCGACACAGGCACTCGCATCACAAGTGGCACAGATCCAGGAGATGGTTAATTATGAACAGAAACGAATCAATACCAATGTGATTGCATCCTTTGGCGGGAGCAATTCTATAACTGTTTTGAATAGTTTAAATCTATGTAATGATGGAATTTATACAGCTGTATCATCAACAACAGGTGGCAGTCCAGCACCTGGGAAAAATATTGTCTGTCTTGATACTGCTGGAACGGCTGCCTGGGGATTCATAAGTTCCATGTCAACCGCAGACTCTATTCGATTTAATGGCGCAGGCACAGAAATCGCCAGGTTTACAAATTCGGGCAATCTAGGTGTCGGCACTACAACACCTTCACACGCCGTGGATGTTGTTGGAGAGGGATATTTTACTGGAAATGTGACGGCCTCGAATTTTCTGACACTTTCAGATGGGCAATACAAGACAAATATTCGGCAGATTGAGGGGGCTTCTGGAGTCATAAGTTCATTGAATGGTGTTCGTTTTCAATGGAAAGAGGGTGGGGATCATGATCTTGGATTTATTGCGCAGAATGTGCAGGAAGTTTTTCCAGAGGGTGTCTATGGAAGTAATATACTCCATGTGAATTACCAGAAAGTTATTCCTATTTTGGTGGAGGCGGTAAAGGAGCTCCAGGAACGGGTTCGGGTCTTAGAATCCACATCGCGACTTTAGCGTCGTGACTTTTAATTAAAATGTCCTACGACGTTTATGGTGTCAGGCCTCAAAATTAAGGAAGCTCTTTGAGCTTCCTTAATTTTAAGCGACATCGGTAGACCTGCGATGAATGTGCGGCCAGTCTAAGAATAGGCTAACCCTTTATACTATAGAATGGTCTATAGTGCTACAACAGACCCTCATGGAGAACAACTTCCGGGTATGACACGTCTTGGCGCTGAACCGGCCGCCGACGTGAAGCCGCTGGCAGCTCTGACACGCATTCCTCCTCCTCTCCATCGCAAGGTCATTCTTCTCGCAACGGCCAATATTACGGAGAGCACAATCTTTGCAAATGGCCTTTTCCAGAATATTGTTCTATTCTACAAAATGTTCGAGTCCATGGCGTGGACACCTATCTTGCTCGTGAATGAGAAGCCGAAGAATCTGGATAAGGTGCCTGAGCAGATTCGCACATGCCGCATGGTGTGTGCAGATGAGCTTCTGAAGGAGCCTATTCCTGTTTATGGTTACATTGAGATTGGTATGAGTATTGATCCTGGTATTCGCAGATTTCTGAAGATGGTCGGCAGCAAGATCTGCAAGTTATATCTGGGCAATATCTTGAATATCGATATTGAGACGCCCATTTTCTATCCTGAGATGAACTTCTCTCATCACGTGGTTGGAGAGGTGGATAGAGTCTGGGTCTCTCCCCACTATGCCCAGCACGATCAATATGCCTGTTCTCTGAATCACGTGCCTATGAGGGCGGCCGAGACGCAGGTGGGCCCATATGTCTGGGATCCGACGTTTCTTCTGGACGAGGGCCGCCGCCATCTACAATGGCGGCCAACTGGGCCAGATGAAAAGGAGCTCATCGTGATTACGGAGCCCAATATTTCATTCCAGAAGAGCTCAGTCATCCCTCTTCTCATGATTGATCGCTGGTATCGGAAGAATAAGGGGTGGAATGGGCGTGTCGTCGTTGTAAATGGGCCGCGCATTATGCAGATTCCGCACTTCAAGAAGAATGTGTATGAGACTCTGGACATTGTGAAAGACGGAAAGGTGGAGATGGCGGATCGCAAGGATATTATTACTACGCTTAAGGCGTATCCGAATGCGACCTTTGTCTGTCATCAGTTCAATAACGAGTTTAACTACATGGTTATGGAGCTGATGTGGCTGGGCTTTCCTGTTCTTCACAATGCGAAGAGCTGGGAACAGTATGGGTATTATTATCCTGGATCCGATCTGGACGCGGGGGGGTCTATCTTATCTGAAGTGAAAGGGCATGGAGGAAAGCTTGAGATCTACAAGGCGCATGCGCGGGCCTTGGCGTGGAGACACTCACCCTACAATCCTGATGTTCAGAAGGCGTGGGAGAAATTGTTGGAATAGAGTAACATCGTGACTTTATTTAAATAAATGTCAAACGACTAATAACCCGTCAAAACTTAAAATTAATGAAGCTCTTTGAGCTTCATTAATTTTAAGTTCCTACGGTAGATGTTTGCAGTTAATCAGACAACTAGAACTCTATTAGGAGATCCAAATGCAGCCGCCGTTTTAGATGATGTAAAAAATAAATTATCTCTTTTTGAATCGGTTCACGATTTTGGATCGAGCGGTTTGCCGCAAGATTTCGTCACGAATACAGAGGGTGTTTTTTATACAAAGAAACGAACAATCTTTAATTATTTAAGAGGATCTTTTGGCCTTCCTGAAAATATTTCTGTAGGATATGGCCAATTAACCTGCCACCAGACAAGAGTCTATACTCGCTCCCTAATTCCAAGGAATACTATCGAAGATGTTTTTCTTAACTGGGCGGTGCAGTGGTATGGTGCAGGCCCCTATCAACAGTTTAATTATGACACAGTAACCTATGCTAATTTTACTGGAGCTTTCGGGCCTAATCTTATATTTTCTATTGATTCTGCAGTTAAACTAAATACCGCTGTAGAAAGACTTTTTAGGGCCGATAATAATAACACCTTTTTTCAGGTTCTTGATGCTGAGAAGGTAAATGATCCTGCATCCCACGCTATAGATCACAACACAGGAATGATATTACTTCAAGAAACAGGGGCAGCGGTAAGAAATTATGCTGATCTTCCTGGATTTACAGATGTAAGAGTCAATGGATTTACAGGCACTAGTTCAACTATTCGTTTAACAAATGGAGCAGACTCAATTACTTCAAATCCTGTGGTAAATAGATCAACAAATCATATCAATTGTATTCCTTTTGTTAAAAATGAACTAACTAGAATTTTACGTGAAGCAAATGATACTGGGAACATTTCTATTGATCCTGCATCTGTAGCTTTTTATAATAGAATAGGGGGGTATTTAGTATTGCCATATAGAAATAATTTATTTAATACATTCTCAAAGAAAAGAAGTGGTGATCAACTTCAAGTTCTTGCGTGTAAAACTTCAATTACATATACTATTCTTGGGCAAAGAACTCCTTACACTGTAACACATAGTATATTTGCTTCTATAGACCGACTAGCAATTGCTTTTGCAATTTTGAATGGTGTAAATTGTATTTATGTGAAAGGGCGGCAACTTTTCTTTTTCCCTAGCGCCACCCGAACAACGGTAAATGTAGGATTTAATGTAGTTGAGATCAACGCTTCAAAGCTCTTAATTCCTCAACCTCCTGCAGCTGCTCCTAGGGTTGGGCGAGGAGGTGGTATACAAAGAGGTGGAAGGGTTGATTGGGGGCAGCATAAAGCGTATATTCGTTCATCGCCAACTGTCCTATTAGATATAATTAATTATAGAAATTTGGGAAGATTTCAGGAAAGATTTCAGGGAATTTATTCACAAATAAGAAATATAAGATATTTAACAGAAGAGGGGGGTAGAAGCACTTATAGTGATTATATAAGAAATGAATCAGCAACACCTCGGAATATTTTTACTGATATAAATAACCCTGCAGGTAGACCCGTTACAGAATATCCTATATTTCTAAGAACACACGATGACTCAGACTTCATTTCTATTCACGATGCTGGAAACAATATGATGATATATGTAAATAATCATGACCCACCTATTGATGAATTTAGTATTGATTCGTATGCTGGAGTATTAGCTGCAATGAGTAGTGATCAATTAGATCGAATAGCTAGTATTGATGAGAGCCTTAGAGTTGAAGAAAACCAACCAGTAGAAGCTTTACAAATTATTTCATTATGGAGAATATTTTATATAGTAGCAGGAGTAGCAGGAGTAGCAGCAGCAGGAGTAGCAGCAATGCAAGCACGATATAGTTCTAACCAGCGGGCTGGTGGGAATGAATACCAACAGGCTTATAGCCTCGTTCTAGCTGGTCATGAAATAACTACACTCTGTGATCCTGAACAAAAAGAGGGGTGGAATGTTAAGTTCTATCTTGTAGATGATGGAATTCCCTTCTATCATACAAACTTTCCCGAAATTTATGCCTTTTTTAGATGCTGCTTAGATGAGACCGCTCTAGATTATAGGTGGTTAGCAAAGTATCTTCAGTTTAAGAAAGATGCCTTTGCTGCAGGTGTTTCTGCTGGATTAAATAGAATTTTCTTTGAAATGGGCCTTGAGTTTAGACAGGCCGCTGCAGAAGAAGGAGATATCCCTGAGGAACAGATTGAACTTTTTGATGAAGTTTTAGTTAATGCCGCGGCCCTAACAAAGAAACACGAGGCTGCATTTGAGGGGTCTCCTACAGAAATTCTTAAGTATATGAGTAAAAATGATCTAACACCCTTGAGCTTTACTCATTACTACCAAAGAGCTTATAAAAATCAAGTTCCTGCAGCGCCTACTAAAAAGCAGGCACCTTTTTATGTAAAACCAAAGAATCTACTTGCACCAGGGGCTCCTCGCAAGGCTCCTCGTGCAGTGAAAGCAGGAGGGAGACGGACTAAAAAGAAAATAATATCTAAGAGAAGAAGAACACACAGAAAGAATGGTGCCTCCCGTTCGCTGGTATGATCTTTTATCCACGTGGATCTTTATTATTTCTGCACTCTATCCGCTACACAAAATCTCCACATTTCCTCTGAATATCTTGGCATCTGTTGGCTGCTTTGAGCCCATTCTAAATCCTCACAAGGAGAGCATGGTAAAGAATATCTATATTATCTTACTTCACACCCTCCCATTTCTCTGGATTCCATATGAGTTTACGACACAAACCTTGGTGTTTGCCCTCTGCGTAATTATTGCGTATCTAATCTTTATGGAGGTTCTGGATAAGAATCCGTTCCGAGTATATACTAACCTCTTGAATGAGAGTCACAAAACGGCGACTGAGTTTCTCTGCGATCGCTTCGGGGTTTATTGCCACGACGTCAAGTAAAATTGAAAAGGTGGCTGGTTTGCCCCTCCAGTATACAAAATGTCAACTCTCCGCGTTCGCCAGATCATCGAGGGCATGGATGCAGTGAGCCGCGCTAACCTCAAGAAGCTTCTTCCTCCAAAGCTGAAGATGCCTGACGCCGAGACCCAGCGCTACCCCAACGCCCTGCTAGGATGCTTTCCTGAACCCTATTCCTATCTTGGCATTCTGGCAGAGCATCTTCTTCGTCTTCCTTCATCTTCTATTACTGTGGATACACTGATTGCAACAGCAAAGAGTGTGTGCACAGAGTTTGGTGTAGAGCAAGAGGCAAAGGTTCGCAAGTCCAAGACAACCGAGCCCTTCCTTGAGTGTCTAATCGCAACACGCAAGGAACTAGAGAAGGTTCTTGTTGCCGGCCAACCACTCGAGTTTGAGCCGACAATTACGAGCGGCTCCGTCGAGGGCCATCCTGATATGAAGAACACGTCACAAATCTTTGAGATCAAGCTGACAGGCATGATGAAGGCAAACTGGACCGCGTTTCTTCTCCAGGTCTTCGCATATGGGGCTATTGCTACCGCGACGACCGATCTCTATCTCGTGCTCCCTCTTCAGAAGACGGTGTGGCACGCAGACATTCGCGGTTGGAAGAAGCGCAACGAGTTTCTGGAGGCTTTGACGAGTTGGTCCACGAAACAGCAGACAACGGGTCTAGAGACAGCTCTAATGGCCATGGCTTTGTGCGCCGAGCACCGAATTGGATGCCACGTTGGAAAGCAGAAGGTTCTTGCGACCACTCTGGCTGGGCTCGGCGACTACTCGCGCCCCTACCAGCTCTTTCTCGGTGGACCTCAGAACTCTAAACTAGTTATTGCCGACGATGATCTTGCCGCGAGCCTTGGTCTTGTAACGAAGACTCGGGCAAAGATCTATGTCCACAGCCAGTATATAATTAATCTGTGCGCGCCGACCGACACGTGGCACACGGATCTTCTGATCAAGAATCTGCAGTATACACGCGCCTTTGGCGGCCTCGGTGTCGTGGTTCACGTTGGAAAGTCGACGACACAGGGAGTGCCCGAGGCTTTGGAGAAGATGCGGGCGGCTATTGGCCTAGCCATTGAACATGCAACGGTGGACTGTCCTCTTCTTCTTGAGACGCCTGCGGGTCAGGGCACAGAGACGCTGAAGGATATGAATGAGTTTCTGAACTTCGTAGACTCCTTCAAGGATCAGCGGCTCCGTGTCTGCCTGGATACATGCCACGTCTTTGCCTGTGGACACAAGCCTCTTGAGTATATCAGCGCGGCCCTGGCAAGGCCGGCGCTCTTGAAGCTCATCCATTTCAATGATTCTCTGGGTGGCTGTGGATCGTGCGTAGATCGCCACGCGTCCATTGGAGCTGGCAATATTGGTATGGAGGGGATGCGCGCAATTGCGGAGACGTGCTCGGCAGCTGGGCTTCCGATGATTATTGAGTAACGTCGTGACTTCGTTAAAATAAATGTCCAACCTCGTTATGTGCGCTTAAAAACATGTATACGTTTCTTTAAAGTGAAAAGATGCGCATAGCTGTTGTAGGCAAATGCCAATTTTCCATGTTTAGTGGAAGCCAGGCAAATGCTACTCTTGCGGTAGCGGAAATTTTTAAGCTCCAGGGCCATGAAGTCTCCATTGTCTCCGTGGGAGAGACGACCTGGTGGGACGATGTGAACTCTTTGAAGGAAGAGTGGCCTGTTGTTCTATCAAGCCAGATCACGACCCCCTTTGATTTCAGCATTGAAGTTGGATATATGGTGGAGAGCCTGGAGGAGCGCAAGAAAATCGCAAATAAGACAGTTGTTTTAATCCGCAAGCATGCTGCCATAGATGAAATCGAACACTCCCTATTTCCGACTTCGGACAGATTCAGGTGCTGGGAGGGTGTCTCCGAAGTCTGGGCCTCCGATGCTTTCTGCAATTCAGACGATATTCAGATTCTGGAGACACTCTCACGCCTTCCTGTCTTCCGTGTTCCCTATGTCTGGACTCCTACCGCTGTAGAGAAGCACAAGGCAGAGATCAAATCTCCTCTCTGGTTACAACTCAATCATACATTCTTGGAGCAGGAGGAGAACAAGGGAAAGCAGCATTCTTGGTCTGTGCATATTGCCGAGACAAATACGACAAGCACGAGCAGCTGCACATTGCCGACTCTAATTGTGCGCGAGGCGTATATGAGCAAGGCGCTGCCTATAAATAAACTGCAGATTCATAATGGAGATCATGTTAACAAAAGCAAGTTTTTTCATGATAATGTGTGGCGGCATGCACGCGTGGATGACTTGAGTGGCAGTTTTCTCGGTCGGCAGCGCGTGATTGATTGGACATTTGAACCGATGAGTTGTGTTGTGACGCACCAGCGCTTTGTTCCGTTTCGCCCCATGCTCTTTGATCTGATGTGGATGGGAATTCCGTTTGTTCACAATTCAGAAATGATTCGTGATTTTGGCTTTGGTATAGAGCGGTTCTATTATAAGGATAATCGGATCACGGAGGGCGTGACTGCGTTAGCCAATATGAATGCTGATTTAATGGCGAGGAGAGGCTATTTTAGTTTAGAGGGACTCAATGGTCTTCGCCGAAGCATTTTAGAGAAGGTCTCACCGTTCAGCAGCTATATTCAGGCTGTTTGGAAGGAGAATCTGGAGCGCGTTTTTGCGGAAAAAGAAGCGTCAGCTTCTAGCGAAGCGTCATTAGCTTCTAGCAAAGCATTAGAGGAAACCAACGTCCTAACCATCGGCTTCTGCGACATGTGGGACAACTTCCAGCCCTCTTATAATTTTTTCACTCTTCTCCTTGAGGCCGCAGTAGCAGGAAAGATGAAGATCAGAGGTGTTGGTCTTACGAAGGGGTCTACTGAGAAGCCTGATCTCATCGTATTCGGCCCGTTCGGTCGCACATGGATGGAGTTTCCTCCGTCCATACCCAAGGTCTACTTTACAGGAGAGAATACACCGAAAATTCAGTATCCTGGTGTTGAACTCAACCTCTGTTATGCACATGAGGATATGACAAATGAGAAGTATCTACGCCTTCCTCTCTGGATCCTAGAGATCGACTGGTTCGGCGCAGATGCTGAGCGCATCGTGAATCCCAAGCCAATCCCTCTGGACCGTTGCACGAAGGTATTCCCTGAAGAGATGGCACATAAGAAGAAGTTCTGCTCTTTTATTGTCAGTAATCCGAGCAACCCTGTTCGCAACTCCGCCTACCAATGGCTCAGTCAATACAAGTCTATTGATAGCGGTGGCCCCCTTTTCAATAATATGGGAGATATTCTTCGTGCTGGCACAGGGGGTGGTGGGGGTGAGCTGAAAAAGCTAGAGTTTCTCAAGGATTACAAGTTCAGTATAACCTATGAAAATAGCTCCTCGCCTGGCTATGTGACGGAAAAGATACTGCACGCGAAGGCGGCTGGCTGTATTCCTATTTATTGGGGCGATCCCAAAATTAATCGCGACTTTGACACGGCCGGTTTTATCTGTGCACAGAATTTCAAGTCTCCTGCAGAACTTATTGAGGCTGTCAAGAAGGTGGATGAGGATGATACACTATGGAAGAAGATGTTTTCTGTTCCTGCACTCGATGAGTATAAGCTGGAGTGGACCCGTCGCACCCTATCTGAGTGTGCTAGACGAATGCTCTGCCTTGCGACAAAGACAAACTACTCGGTGCCGCGGTTCATTGGGGCGAAGACATCTTCACCAGTGTTAGCTTCTAAAGAAGCGTCAGCTTCTAAAGAAGCGTCAGCTTCTTTAGAAGCGTCAGTGTCAGTACCCTACGTCGTCACCTTTACAACGCGCAGATTCCTCCCTTCTCTCCAACTCTGGCTCAGTGCAATGGATACGCAGCGCAAGGGGGTCCCTGATCTCAAGGGGCGCGTCTATTTTGGAGAGGATGTTCCGCAGGAATCAATCCAGACTGTGATGTCTACATACCCTTGGATAGAGACTGCATTATTACCTGTAAAGGAGGTTCCTCCTAACTTTCCAGATATCTGGGAACCGCAACATTTCGCCTGGAAACTCTGGATCTACAAGACACTAGCAGATGATCCGCGCTTGAAGGGATCCCTCATCTTTTATTCAGATGCCGGCTGTTTCATGTGCCGCTGGCCCACGGCCTGGATCCAGAAAGCGTCTGTTGCAGATATCTGCTTCCTAGAGGATCCTCGCCAGAAGAATGAGCAATGGTGCCATGATGTGTTTATGCGAGCCCTGGAAGTTAGAGAACACGAAGCGAAGGCGCAGCAGATTGTTGCAGGAATTCTTGTCTTTAGGGCAGGAGTCCCGCGTGTTTGCGCCCTGTTTGATGAGGCGTGGCGTTTAGGACAGAGAAAAGAGATCATTGTTGGAGAGAAGTTCAGAGGATTCCTACCTGATGGACGGCCTCGCGGCCACCGCCATGATCAGAGTATCCTAAGTATTCTCTCTATGCGCCACGGAGCTGCGCGCTTTCCCCTCGATGATGTGTATGGTGATGTGTCCCTGCGCGAGACATTCAATACAGGTAAAGCCATTTACTGCCATCGTAACCAATTCAAGCTAAACAAGCCTTTTTCAAAGGGAATTGACGATTGCTACATTATTAACTTGGATCGACGTGCAGATCGGATGGAGCGGCTTTACAAGACAACACCTGATCTAAAGACAAGAGCAAAGCGCTTCTCTGCCATTGAAGGAAAAAAGTTACAACTCACACCAACTCTGGCAGGCCTCTTCAAACCGCATGATTTCATGTGGAAGAAGCCGATTATGGGCTGCGCACTCAGTCACTTGAGTGTCTGGTGGAAGCTTCTCACAGAGCATCAGGATATTCAGACATTTTTGGTTTTGGAGGATGATGTGAAGCTGGATCCGACATGGGAGGCTAAATGGCTTGCAGCCGAGCCGCATCTACCCGAGGATTGGGATGTGATTTATCTGGGTGGAATCCTACCCCCTAATCGTGCGGGCTTCGAACAAATTAAAGATCGTGTAAATGAGCATTTCAGTCGCGTGGCACCGAACTCGGCCTTTGGTCAGAATCCTCCAACCCGCTATTTTCACTGGTGCGCCTACGCATATGTTCTCTCTAGACGTGGTGCAAAAAAGATCATTGATGTGATGGCGTCAAAGGGTGGATACTGGACAAGTGCGGACCATATGATCTGCAACCCTATCAATGTGATGAATCTGTATTTCTTGGATCCTCTTGTTGCGGGATGCTACCAGGACGATGATCCTAGATACCAGCAGAGCGCATTCAATGATTTCAATCGCGTGGATTCGTTTGATAGTGATCTGTGGAATAATGATGAGCGATTCAGTGAAGAGGAGGTTCGGGCGGCAATGGCTCTAGTTCCTTCTTCAATTGGTATTGACAAGGCGGTTCAGGAGGCGGCGGCGTTTTCTTCTGATGCAGCCACGCCTTTAACCGCTAAAGCGGCGTCACCTGCACCGCATCCAAATGCAATCAACGACGCCCCTACTAGGACTTTCAAGCACCGTATCTATTGTCTGCCTGAACACAACCTTGACTTCAGTCAGCTCTATGAAAAGGAGTGGCTCACAGAACTTCTTGGAAATCCCACCAGTGTTCAGATTGAGCATGTTGATCTTTCAAAGAAGATACCTCTGGATGAGACACCCATTGTCGTTGTTCAGAGACCATGGCTTAGTCACTACACCGCTTTACTGCAAGGATGGTCTTTTCAGGGGATCCGTTTCTATGTCCTCCATCTCAGCGATGAGCATTGCACCGATCATCTTGCCCTTTATGACCTCCCTGGCTGTATTAAAGTGGTCCGCATGTATGAGAGGGAAGATTTAACAGACGCACAGAGGGCCAAGTCTCTGATCATCCCTCTCGGATATCACTGGACGATGCGGGGAGGTGGAAACCCAATGCCTGTGGAGAGGACGCCGCGCCTTCCATTCCGCAACTTCCGCTGGTCTTTCTTTGGCACGAATTGGCGGGGTCGCAAGGATGCGCTTACACCCCTTATGCAGTTTGAGCCAAATCGCGCCAAGTTCCTCGATACATGGAACGACCCTGCAATGATCAGTTACGATGAGTATATTGGAACCCTATTAGACACTGTCTTTGTGCCGTGTCCTGGTGGAAATAACGCGGAGACATATCGCTTCTACGAGGCGCTTGAATGCGGCTGCGTGCCGATCGTGGTTCGGGAACAAGGTGACGAATTGTTTGTTAAGAAGATAACAAGCAATATGCCGATTTTAGCGGTGCCTTCTTGGGCTGAAGCAGCGATGCTAATGCGGCAGCTGTATGGAGATAAGGAACTGCTCGAGAAATACAGACTGAATATTCTGAATGGCTGGAGGGCTTGGAAGGGGCGTCTTGTGACTGAAGTCAAGGGGGCGTTTCAGATATAGGATAATGGCCTAGGTATGAATATTCATACATTTGGTGATAGTCATTGTCATAATGGATGGATGCCAAATGTGAAAACTCACCACCTAGGCCCCAAATTATGCTATTCAATTGGTCGCGATGGGATAAGTATTAGGGGGTCAGGTGTTGTTAATAATGATATTATTATTTTTTGTTTTGGCGAGATTGATTGTAGATGTCATATCCATAAGCATATTGGTAAGAAATCCTATAAAGAGATAATAGATGATATAGTAGAAAAGTATTTCATTGCACTTAAAAAATGCATTGAATCACTTACTGTAACGACCTGTGTGTATAATGTTGTTCCTACAGTTCGCGCAAAAGATATAAAAGAAAATCCTGAGTTTCCCCTGGTAGGAAGCGATGAAGAACGAAAACGGTATGTTCTCTATTTTAATTCTAGATTAAAAGATAAATGTCATGAATATGGGTTTATATTCTTTGATGTATATGACAAGTATATAGATAAAGATGGATTCTTAAATAGGGGGTTGAGTGATGGGAATGTTCATATACAAGATGGTCGTTTTATAGAGAACTTTCTAAAAACATGAAAAGAAGCGGGTCCATGTTCTTTTAGGAGGTGTTGACGCGGCTGACGCCGCAGCCACCTTCGTCCACTGATCAAAGGTATAGCGATCACCCATAGAAGTATTGCAACGAGAACAGAGTGGATAGAGATTGTCCACCGTTACAGGACCACCTTTTGACTCAGGAATATTATGCCCACTCTGAAAATCAAACACTGTTATTATATTTGGACACCAAGATGTTAAACATTTATGTTCAAATACTTTACCACATCTCTTAATCCAAACAGCCTCGCGAATGGCAACAGGAATTTTCTGCTTTCTTGAAGCCTTTACTCTTTTTATTGAAGATATAGTGTTAAATAAGTTTCTAACACTGCTCCTATGCGGCATGCTTAATTAAAGAGAAGATGTTTAAAGCCGTGCCCCGATTTACTGTAGAACCATGTCTGACGGGCCCAGTTATCTTAAGCCCCTGGAGTCCCAGCTTGCCCTTTCGAATATCGGCTTTGGCACCATGTTTACTGAGGGCTCGAAGGCTACTCCTGCTCCTGCCCCTGCAACTGCAGTAACAACAGTCGCGAGCTCAGCCAAGATTCACTTCATGCTTGTGAGCACCCACCTCCAGCAGTTCACCGGTTATTCCAAGGTGTCCCACAACCTCGTTCTTGAAATGTCCAAGCAGCCTTGGGTTCGCCTTGTCCACTATGGTTTTCAGAAGAACCCGCAGTCTCCTCCTAATTACCGCGGCTACCCTTCCAATGTAGATGTGATTGATGCGGCTGGCCTGGAGGCGCAGCAGCAGGGGCAGGGGCAGCAGGGATTCGGCTTCGCCCAGCTGCCCGAAGTGATTCGTCGCAAGGACCCTGACGTTGTTATGATCTACAACGACATGTCCGTCGTCGCGCGCTTTCTTGAGGAGATCCGCAAGTCGGGCATCCCGCGCACCTTCAAGATCTGGATCTACGTGGACCAGGTCTACACGACGCAGCTGCAGATGTATCTGGACGTGCTGAACCGCGACGCCGACCGTATCTTCGCCTTCACGCCCTATTGGAAGCAGTGCCTCAAGGACCAGGGTATCACGCGCCCCATTGATATCCTGCTCCACGGCTTTGACAGCAAGACTTTCACGCCTGTTTCCAAGGAGCTTATCCGCAAGCAGATGAACCTGCCGCAGGATGCGTTTATCTACCTCAGTCTGAATCGCAACCAGCCTCGCAAGCGCTACGATATTCTGATCCGCGCCTTCGTTGAGCTCGTCGTCAAGTATCCGACGAAGCCTGTTTTCCTGTTGTGCATCTGCGACAAGGGAGAGAAGGGTGGCTGGTGGCTCTTTGAGATCTTCCAGCGTGAGCTCAAGATGCGCAATGTGAAGATCGAGCAGTTCGGTAACCGTCTCATGCTCAGCAATCAGGACATGAGCTTCCGCGACGAGGACATCAACATGTTCTACAATGCCACAGATGTGGGTGTGAGCTCGGCCGACGGTGAGGGCTTCGGTCTCTGCCACTTCGAGCAGATGGGTGTGGGTGTTCCGCAGGTTGTGCCTGATATCGGCGGGTTCAAGGAGTTCTGCTCAGCCGATAACACTGTGCTCGTGAAGCCGACGGAGCGCTACTATATGCCGACCGCATTCAGCCCTGTAGGTGGGGAGTGCCACGCAGTCACGCCGCATGATCTCTGTCTCGGCATGGAGGAGTATCTGCTGAACTCGGACAAGCGAGAGGCTCACGGAAAGGCGGCGCGCGAGAAGGTGCTCAGCTACACATGGGAGCGCGCGGCCCTGCCCCTTATCAAGCAGCTCAAGAGGGCTCTTGAGGACATGGAGGAGGCTGCTTAATAAATTAAAATTATAATTTAGGATGAATTTAATATATGTCTTGTGCTATGACGATACTACCGAAAAAATAGCAAAAGATATGTATAAATGCTATGCGTGGAGCCGTATACTCCGTCTTCCATCTTCAAACATATATCTAGAAAGTATCATGTATAAGGGAAAAATGATGGAATTAGAAGATGAATGGAAAGATAAAAAGTATGTTGGCACTATTTCTTGGAAGTTCTTTAAAAAATCTAATTTAAATCTTCTTAATCAACTCATGATGAGCGCAAATAACTATGATTTTATTAAACTAATAAAATCATCTGAAGATGGACACTGGCACGATACTCTGATGGAAAAAATAACGATAGAGTTTTCTTCAAGAGTTGGCATAGTAGTTCCAAAGAAACATAAGTGGTTTTTCTGCAATTACTGGTGTTCTACGCCTAGTTTTATGCGTGAATATTGCAAATGGTTTCAATCTACTGTGGTCCCAGCTATAGATCTATATCCAGACTTAAAAGAAAAGTGTAACTATGAAAATGGTGTTCTTACTGCTGAAGAATGCCTCGTAAATTTGGGAGTTCCTCATTATCCATATTTACCTTTTATTTGTGAGCGTCTTATTTCACTTTATCTTTCAAAGAAACCTTCATTAAAAGTGAATCAGTTTAAAAGTCACCATAGTAAATAGAATGACAAAGGGAAATACCATTATCGTAACAGCAATAGCCCTTTTATTACTTGCACTTATTGTCTCCCGGTTCTATCCCTTTTCCGAAGGGTTCCAGGCCTCAAAGAATGATCTTTGCGCCACCTTGAAGAAGGGCAAGGCTGATATCCAGGCGCAGCTGGACCAGGCGAATGCGACAATTACAGATGCTACGGCGCAGATTGCAAAGATTCAGGCCTCTCTCAATGAAATTACGACAATGAGCAGCTCTTTTTCTTGTTAACGCATACTACCGTCGTGACTTTAAATTAAGGAAGCTTTAGCTTCCTTAATTTAAATGTCCTACGACGTTTATGGTGGCAGGCCTCACAATTAAGGAAGCTCTCTGAGCTTCCTTAATTTTGAGCGCCA